GCGGGCTCGCCGCCCGCACCTATGCGATACGGTCTGACACGCGAACGTATTTTAGTTTCAATAGCTTAGCGGATTGATAGCAGATTTTCTGGAGGTTTGTGGCTGAATCGCCACGGTGGCGGGAGGGGGAGTGCCAGGCGGCCTGCAAGATGTCCGGTACAGGCACAACACTACCATCGGACGGCGAAATTCCGTGCTTCCAATGGGATAAACGGTGGAAAAGCTTGACAGGCGTGGGTGAAGCGGGTTATTTGTTGTCTTCCGCTGTCCTATTTTTGCAACACTCCGGGGGGAGGGTGGCAAAAAGGAAAAGCCGCTCATTGCAGAGCGGCCTCGATTCCCGAACGTATTCACTGTGCGATTTTCAGGAACCAGTGTAGACCGAAAGGTCGGTTGACACAAGAGCCTGAAATATGATGGGGATCACGGAGTACGCCCGGCATCGAGGCGTAGAAGACGCGGCGGTCCATTATGCCGTCCAGGTTGGCCGGATCAAGCGGAATCCTGACGGATTGATCGATGCCGAAGCCGCGGATCGCGACTGGGTGGACAACACCCAGGAACGGGAGTCGAAGTCGTCAGGACCGCCGCGAGGACACTACAAGCCATTGCCGCCGACGGAGCGGGCCCTGGAGCCTGTCCCCGGCATCACCTACACCGATGCGCGCGCGCTTCGCGAGGTCTACGTCGCGCAGAAGCATAAGCTCAGTATCAGAGAGAAGACGGGGGAGTTGGTTTCGCGGCAGGAGGTCGAGGAGGAGGCGTCCCGGCTCTTCCGCATGCTACGGGATGCCTGTTTCAACCTGCCGCCGCGGTTGGCGGCGCAGTTGGCGGCCGAAACGGATGAGATGGCAGTGTTCGACATCCTGGAAGCGGCGTTGCGCCGGGTGTTTGAGGACTTCGCGGAGGGCCGGCTGCAATGACTCCCGCGGCGCAGCCTAAGTCACTCACGAAAGAAGAAGGAGTGGATGGGCGCGGGATTATGCGAATCGGAGCGCAGTTCCACCGGCGCCTGACCAGGTATACAGATTTCTGGTCGTGCGCTCACGGGACCACCTACCCAGACATTTGCTCTGAGTGCGGAGCTCAGATCGAGGCCGTTCAATGAGCACGCAGGCGCAGCCTTTATCCAGCGCGGAAATCTACCGCCAGGCTGCGCGGAATGCGGCGCGCCCGGATGCGGCACTGAAGGTCAGCGAGTGGGCCGACAAGTACCGCATGCTGACGCTGCGCTCGTCGCCGGAACCGGGCCCGTGGCGCACCTCGCGGGTGCCGTACCTGCGGGCTATCATGGATGACCTGTCGCCATCGAGCCGGGTGCGGACGGTGATCATGATGGCCGGCGCTCAGATCGGTAAAACCGAATGTGGATGCAATTGGATCGGCTTCAATATTCACCTGGCGCCGGGGCCCATGATGGCGGTGCAGCCTACCGTCGACATGGCGAAGCGCAACAGCAAGCAGCGCATCGCCCCTCTGATCGAGGATTCGAGTGTGCTCCGCGGGTTGGTGAAGGAAGCGCGGGAACGGCATTCAGGCAACACGGTTCTGGCGAAAGATTTTCCCGGCGGCATCCTGGTCATGGTCGGCGCCAACAGCGCCAAGGGGCTGCGCTCGATGTCGGCGAGGTATCTGTTTCTCGATGAGGTTGACGGCTATCCCGGCGACGTCGGCGGTGAAGGCGACCCGTGCGACCTGGCGATGGCGAGGACGACCAACTTCCCGCGGTCCAAGATCTTCATCACGAGCACACCGGTGATTTCGGGCCGCAGTCGCATCGAGCGCTTCTACGAAGAGAGCGACCAGCGGCAGTATTGGGTGCCGTGCCCGCATTGCCGCGAGATGCTGGTGCTGAACGTGGCGCAGTTGCGTTGGCCGAAGGGGCAGCCGCATAAGGCGCAGTACTTCTGCGAGGCCTGCGCGAAGCCGATCGAGAACCACGCGAAGGAATGGATGCTGCAGCAAGGTGAGTGGCACGCCCAGATCGCTGATGCGGATCCGAAGGTCCGCGGGTATCACATCTCGAGCCTGTATTCGCCGGTGGGCTGGCTTTCGTGGGGGCAGATTGCGCAGAAACGCGAAGCTGCCGGCAAAGATCCTGAGAAGATCCAGGTGTTCACCAACACGGTCCTAGGGCTGCCGTGGGCGGAAGAGGGCGAGGTGCTGGATGCGGAGCGGCTGTACGAACGGCGCGAGGCTTACCCGATTGGGCGCGTGCCGGCGGGCGGGCTGGTGCTGACTTGCGGCGTTGATGTGCAGTTACGGCGCATCGAATGCGAAATCGTGGCGTGGGGAAGAAACAAGGAATCCTGGTCGATCGACTACCGGGTGTTCGAAGGCGAGACGAACCAGCCCGCGGTCTGGAAACAGGTGGAATTGCTGCTCGATGAGAACTTCCGTACCGATTACGGCGGTCCACCGATGCAGATCAAGCGTATGGCGGTCGATTCCGGCTTCAACACGACGACGGTCTACGACTGGGTACGGAAACAGCCGCGGACACGCGTAATGGCGGTCAAAGGTGAGACGAAAGCGTCGAATGTCGTCGGTTTGCCCACATTGGTTGAGACGGGGCCGCAGGGCAAGCGGATTCGCTACGGCGTGCGGTTGTGGCCCGTGAATACGAACATCGCGAAGGAAGAATTGTACCGCTGGCTCCGCGGCACGATTCCCGACAAGAGCCGCGGCGAAGCGTGGCCGACGGGTTACTGCCACTTCCCTGCCTATGGGAAGGAGTATTTCGAGCAACTCTGCGCGGAGCAACTGATCACGCGCACGGTGGCCGGGCGGCGAACCACGAAGTGGGAATTGCTGCGCGACAGAAATGAGAGTTTGGATTGTCGTATCTACGCCCGTGCGGCCGCGGCATCGCTGCGCATCGAGACGTGGGCCGACCAGCGGTGGGAGCAGATGCAGGCCGAATTGATGAAAGACCCGCGGACGAACGTGGCCGACGCGCCTGGTCGAAGCGCTTCTCGGACGCCGATGCCGCAGTTCAAGCCGTTCCGGGCAAGGGAGGATTTCCTCGAATGAAGGCAACTTCGAATGGATCGCGTTTCACTAAACCCGCGACACGGGTAGTGCCGCCGCCGCTGACTCCGTGTGATCTGCTGGTGCTGGCGAAATCGCAAATGATCGCGCTGGTAAGCGGACAGGCGGTCGCTGAAGTCGAGACGCCGCAACTGGGCCGGGTCGTATACACAAAAGCCGACATCCCTCAACTGCAACGCATCATCGACGGCCTGGCGGCAGACTGCGCGGCGTTGACGGGCTCCACGACTCCTGGACGCCGCCGTCCGATCTCGATTGAGGCATGGCCGTAATGCCTGGATTGCTCGACAGATTGCTGGGACGCCGGGGGGATGCTGCCACAGCCATCGCAGCAGTAATCCCCCCTGCGGTCCCGGCGGCAACTGTGCCCGGCGTGAAATTCGGCGCGAGCAACGGCAACGGTTCGTGCTACCGCGACACGGCCTATGCCGGCGCTTCGCAGATTCGCAAGCAACTGCACAACTGGCAACCCGCTCGAGCAACCGCGGATGCGGATTTGTTGCCCAACTATGACATGCTGGTCGCTCGTAGCCGCGACCTCAACAGAAACAATGGAGTGGCTGCGGGCGCGTTTCAGAGTTTGCAGGACAACACCGTTGGGACAGGCCTGCGGCTCTCCTGTGTACCGGATTACAAAGCGCTGGGGCGCGACATCCAGTGGCAGGAGGACTGGAGCCGCACCGTGGAAAGCCTCTGGCGCACGTGGGCCGACAACGTACACTGCGATGCGGCGGGCCAACAGACGTTCAACAGTTTGACGCAACTCGTCTTCCGGTCGGCATTGGAGAACGGCGAGGCACTCTGCCTGCCGCTATGGTTGCCGCGGCCCGAAACGCCGTTCTCCACGTGCCTGCAACTGGTCGATAGCGACCGTCTCAGTAACCCGCAGTTCGTGCCGGCGAGCCTGTATTTGCGCGGCGGCATCGAGACGGACGTCTACGGGAAGCCGATTGCCTACCACATCCAGAAGCAGATGAACTGGCCGGGCTTCTATTACGGGGTTTATGGCATCACCGGGTACGGCATCTCGGCCGGCCTCGAGTGGGAGCGCATCCCGGCGATGACCAGCTTTGGGCGCAGGCGTGTGCTGCACGTGCATGTGAAGGAGAGAGTCGAGCAGACCCGTGGCAAGCCGATCCTGGCGCCGGTGATCGAGCAGTTCAGGATGCTCGACAGTTACCAGCGCACGGAATTGCAGAGCGCCATCGTCAACAGCATTGTCGCGGGCGTCCTCGAAACGCCGATGGACACTGCCGGCATCGCGGAAATGATGGGCGGCGACCCGAACGGATACCTCGCCGCGAAGAGCGAGTACCGCGTGCAGTTGGAAGGCGGGACCGTGGTTCCGCTGTACCCCGGCGACAAGATGACGCCGTTCACTCCGTCGCGCCCGTCCCAGCAATACGCCGCGTTTGTCGAGAGCGTGCTGCGCCAGATCGGCGCATCTATGGGATTGCCATACGAACTGGTGCTGAAGGATTTTTCGAAGACGAATTACTCGTCGGCACGCGCAGCGCTCAACGAAGCGTGGAGATTCTTCATCAACCGCCGTACCTGGCTCTCGACTTACTGGTGCGCTCCGATTTACCGTCTCTGGTTCGAAGAGGCGGTCAACGCCGGGATGATCGAGGCGCCGGATTTCTACGAGAAGGCGGAACTCTATCTGCGGGCGAAGTGGATCGGGCCGGGCCGCGGGCAGATCGATCCGACCAAAGAGGCTGAAGCCGCTCAGATCCGCATGGACACGTTCACCAGCACCCTCGAGGAAGAGTGCGCAGAGCAGGGGCGCGACTGGGAAGAGGTCCTGGAACAGCGTGCCGTCGAAGTGGCGCGGATGAAGGAATTGAATCTGGAGTCGCCGCTGACGCCGCGGCCACCCAAGGGCGAGACGCTGGCACCGGACACGACGGAAGAGCCCGCGGCGGTGCCTACGAGCCCGGCCCCGGCAAAGGAGGCAGCGTAATGGCACGTACACGCAGTTTGTTGCGCGTCTGGAGCGCGATCATGGAATACCCGTGGGCCATCAGCGATGAAGGCAGGATGGTCATCGAAGGCATCCTGGAACGCGCCATGGCGGGTGCCGATGTCGATCTCGCGGCGGTCGCCACGCAAATTGGCAGGCCGCTCGACAACACCGGAGGACGCGTCGAGATGCGCGGTTCTATCGCCGTCTTCGACGTCCAGGGACCGCTGTTCCGGCGCAGCGACCTGTTCACCAGCGTCAGCAGTTCGACCACGGTGGAGAACATGGCGCTCGACCTTCAAAAAGCCGCCGACAATTCGCTGATCACCGCGATTCTACTCAACATCGATTCGCCCGGCGGGCAGGTTAACGGCATTCAGGAATTCGCGGACCAGGTGCGCGACGTCGGCGCGATCAAGCCAGTCGTCGCTTATATCGACGGCATCGGCGCGTCCGGTGCCTATTGGATTGCTGCCGCGGCGAACCGTATTGTGATCAACGACGCGAGCATGGTGGGCTCCATCGGCGTGGTTGCCAGCATCCGTGACAACCGTGCTGCGCAGGAGAGGCAAGGCGTCAAACAGTACGAGATCGTCAGCACGCAGTCGCCATTCAAGCGCCCCGACGTGGCGACGGAACAGGGCCGGGCGCAGATTCAGGAAATGGTCGATGCGCTGGCTGGCGTGTTCATCGACAGGGTCGCTGCGTTCCGCGGCGTCAGCGCTGCCGACGTGATGGCGCGATATGGACAAGGCAAGATGCTGCATGCCAAGGCTGCGATGGATGCTGGCATGGCCGATGAGATTTCAAGATTCGAACCGCTGGTCGCCCGTCTGGCGGTAGATGCTGGATCGCCACGGGCAATGATCAGCGTAAAGGAGAACCCTATGGCAACGCCAACGACGACTCTGTTGAATACTGGCGCGACGACCAACACGTCGCCCGCGCAACCGCCAACGCCACCGGCTGCACCGCAACCCGCGCCCCTGCCCCCGGCCGCTACTGCTCCGGTGCCGCCGGCAGCGCCAACCATGAGCGAACGCCAGCGCATCGCCGCCATCCTCACGTGCCCGGAAGCCGAAGGGCGCGAAGGGCTGGCCCAGATGCTGGCCCTCGAAACCGAAGAGAGTGTCGAGGTCGCCCGGCGGGTGCTGGCGGCGGCTCCGAAGGCCACGGCGGGAACGCCGGCACCAGCCCCGAACGCGCTGGCGGCTGAGATGGCAAAGATCCCGAACCCGCAAGTCGGTCCCGCGGGCGACGGCAGTGCGAACGATGACTCGCCGCAGGCGGAAGCCTCTCGCGTGCTCGCATTCGCTTCCCCGGCGCGGCGCCTTCCGCATGCGTCGTAACTCAGTGTTCTAACCAACGAAAGAGAGGATTTATTTATGGGAACTTACGCTCCAATCGGACAAGCAACGTTTTACTCGACGCCGTACACTTACTCGCCGCTTCTGAGCGACGGTGACGACGTCGTTAGCCGCAGCGCCTCGATGGCTTCCGGCGGCGGTGTGGTGAAGAGGGGCGCGATCCTCAGTTGGGCTCCAGCGACCGGATTGCTCACCCAGCCCGTCGCCACAACCGACTGCAATTGCATTCTGGCGAATGACATCGACGCCACCAGTGCCGCAGCCGCGGCGATCATTTATGTCGGCGGCAAGTTCAAGGCCGATGCGGTGATCTGGCCCGGCGCTCTCGGCCATGCGCTGGTCACGGAATCGCTGCGCATGCACGATATCCAGATCGAGTCGGTCGTATTCACCGACGGCACGCTGGTCAAATCCGCCCCCAAGGATGTCGAAGGGCAGGCCGCGCAGCAGGTCGTGGAATTGAACAAGGCGGAAGAAGGGAAGGCCGCGGCCGACATCGGCAAAGCCGCGGAGGAAAAGGTCACGGTAGACAGTCCGTGGGCCTACTTGACTGCGGAGGAACGCGAGAAGAACCCCGAATTCGCCGAAGTCCCGACCACGCAGGAATTGGGCGAGGCCGCGGGACAGATCCCTGACGTTCCACCCGTGACCATCAACCCGACCAGCGCAACTGTCCTCGCTGCCGGCGGCACGGGCAGCATCACGGTCACCGTCACCGGACCCGGCACCTCGGGAACCTGGACAGTCGATAAGGATTCGACGGCGACGTGGCTCACTTACACGCCGACGACGCCGCAATCGGCGAGCGGCTCCCTGAATTGGACCGCCGCGGCCAACACTGGCGCAGCCCGCAGCGCCCATTTTTATATCAATGGCAAGACATTCACGCTGAACCAGGGCGCGGGCGTCTCACGCTAAAAAAACGAAGCGCCGCCCAGCCGGGGCCTCTGGCGACACCCCGGTCAGGCGGCATGACCTCAACTGTTTTCAACTCCCTTGAAAGGAGAGTTTTCCCATGGCCGATCTTTTTTCCACCGACGTATTGAACCGGGTCGTCGCCAGTCTGCTCGGTGATTCGCAGTTCCTGCTCGACCGCTATTTCGGTATGACCCAGACCGAAACATCCGAAGAGATCCATTTCGATGTGATGAACGGCAAGCGGCGTATCTCGCCGTTCGTTTCGCCGCTGGTCGAAGGGCAGATCGTGAGCACGCTGGGCTTCGTGACCAACACGCTGAAGCCGGCGTATGTAAAAGACAAAAGAGTGTTCGACATGAACCGTCCGCTGAAACGTTCGCCCGGAGAACAAATCGGCGGCACGCTTTCGCCGGCCGACCGCCAGCGGGCTCTGGTCGCCCGCGACATGCAGGACCAATTGACCATGCTCAACCGCCGCATGGAAGTCATGGCCGGCGAAGTATTGACTACGGGCAAGTCAACAATCTCGGGCGACAAATACCAGACCGTCGTGCTCGATTTCGGACGGCCCGCGGGCAATACCATCACCGTCGCGAAGCTCTGGAGCGACCCGACTTCGCTGCCGCTCGATGACCTCCAGGACTGGTCGCAGATCATGTTGCAGGCGACCGGGGTGATGGCGACCGACGTCATCATGACCGTGGACGTCTGGAAGGTCTTCCGCTCCAACGCGTCGATCAAAGATCGGTTGACGCTGCAACGCACCGCCAACGTCCTGCCCACCATGGAGCAGGCCGCCCAAATCAAGGAAGGTGGCGTCTATATGGGGAGCCTCGATAACTTCAACATCTTCGTTTACGCGGGCTGGTACGTGGACCCGGCGGACGGCGTCGAAAAGGCGATCATCCCGGCCACCACGTGCATTCTCACCGCTCCGCAGTTGGAAGGCGTGCGAGCGTATGGCGCGATCCGCGACGAAGCCGCGGGCTTGCAGGCAGTCCCGTATTTTGTGAAGTCCTGGACCGAAGAAGATCCGTCTGTCCGTTTTCTGATGCTGCAATCGGCGCCGCTGGTGTTTCCCAGCAGGCCGAATGCAAGCTTCAAAGCCAAGGTCTTGTAACGGTTTTCGCTGCGAGGCGGGACCGAAAGCGCATTTGCCCGGCCCGGAGAGGTCGCCGCCGCTGCCGGGTAATGCGCTGCGGAGGTTTTTGAGTTGGCCGCATTCATTAACCCATTCATCAGCACGCATGTTCCGATGCTATGGAACGCGCTGGTCGTGGAATTCGGGCGCCAGGCCGAATACTGGCCCGACAACGACCCGGCACAATCTGTGACTATCACGCTCATCTGGAAAGAAGGCGCGGAAGACGAAACCATGTCGCCGGGGCGCTACTCGCATGCGCTGGCGCAGAACTCGGACCTGCCCGGCGATCCGAAGCTCGGCGATGCGGTCGTCAATGCCGGCATCGAATACGACATCGTGCGCGTGAGCGCTTTCGCCACGGACTACAGCCAGATCGTTCTTCAGGACCGGACGGAGAATTTCTGATGCCAGTCAAAGTTCAAGTCAAGAAGACCGGCCGTCTGAAAGGGCCGAACCTCAGCGATCCCCAACTGAAGGCCATTGGCGAGGAGATGGTCAAGGTTCAGAAGCAGCGTTGGGAGGATGGCCTCAACGCGCAGGGCAATCAGGCGAAGAAACTCAGCTTCAAGTATTTCAAGGAGAAGCAGAAATTCACAGGGCAGGCCACTCCGATTCGGGATATGCACATGACCGGCGAGACGATGAAGAATTTTACCCTGCGGCGGGCATCGCAAGGCTCGATCCGCGCGGAGAATACGTCGCGCCTGGCGCGCCAGAAAGCCACTCGGGCGCAGACGGCCGAAGAGATGATCGGCTTCGCGAGCACCGATCAGATCGCTATTTTCAAGGCAAGCCAGCTGCAGTACGGCATCTACTTGCAAAAGGCCTGGATACCAATTGGTTAATTTCATCGATCTGACCAATGCGATTGTGAGCACGCTGGCAGCGGTGCCGGAACTGGTTGCTGCGCTGGGCGGCGATCCAGCGAACATCATCGGCTACATCGACACAAACCCCGACCACAATTCCGTTAGCCTCGCCATTTACAAGCAGAAACCTGGCTCCGTGATGGTGATCTGGCAGGAAACGCTGCTCACGCAGGGGGAGATGGAAGGGTGGATACACCAGTTCGTCATCTTCGTTCGCGCTGCCCGTGGCGCTTCGCCGCTCGATCTGATCAACATCATCATCAACGGCGTTCCCGTGCCGGGTGATGGCTTGCGCTGGCGCTACTGTCCCGTGATGCCGGGCGTACTGCCGACCAACATCACCGACATCACCCGGCCAAGCGACACCGAAGGCATCGACTACTATTCCATCGTTTGTGAAATCAAAGAAACAGGAGACGCATAACTTATGGCTACCGCAGCACCGCCCTTACGCGAAGTGATTAATCCGCAGGCAGGCGCACCCAGTTGCCCGGCCAACATCCGCGAAACCAAGATCGCCTTCGGCTTCGTACCACAAGCCGACTTGGTCACGATCAACACCGCACTGCAAATCTGGAGCATGACGAAGACGAATCCAGCGCTGGCAATCGTGACGCCCGTGATGGAGGACGACGCCAACGATATCGGCAAAGGCGACGAGTTTCCGACCACGGTCTACCCGACCAACATGGACACGGGCGTTGCCATCGAGAAATACTGCTCCAGCGAATTCATGGCGTGGCTGTTCTGCTTTACTACGGGCAAGGCCACCAAGACGACCGTCGGGGGCACGGGGTTTAGTTACGCCGCGGTGCCGTCCGATCCCGTGGTGGACTGCATCAATGTGCCGCCGTTCACGTATGCCGAACAGATCCGGCCCGAACCCGATTCGGTGATTGACCGCGGGCTGATCGGCATGGTCATCAACGACTTTGCCATCATGCTGGAGTCGGGGCCTGGCCGTGCCAATTGCCGCGTCACGGTGAACTGCGTCGGCACCGGGTCTATCGCGAACCCGTCCGGTATCACCTTCCCCGCGGTGCAGACGGAGCACTTCCTCAACGCTTCCGGTGCGGCCATCAACATCCAGGGCATCGACTACGTGCTCGAAACCAGTTTCATCAGCGCGGAGTATCGCTGGAACAATAACATCCGTCTGCCCAGCGGTTACTATCCCGGCTCGGGCACGCAGAACGGCTTCGCCATCCGGGGGCGCATGGAGTATGGCAATCGCGAAGCCACCTTCACTTTCGTTGCCCGCGCTGCCAAAGGCAGTCGGGAATTCAACAACCTGATGACCCTGCACGAAGGCCCGGCGACGATTACGGTCAAGGGGGCGTTGATCGGTGCGGGACCACAAACTCACCTGTTCTCCATCCTGGCGACACGCACGATGATGTCTGCCGTCGTCAACGGCGAGGCGGATGGCATCGTCACCGTGAATTGCACGGTGCGGATACTCAAGCCCACTACGGGTGCCTACATCACCATGACTGCGACGTGCGAAAAGGACGGAATCTTCGGCCTGTAGGAGGTCCGCTATGGTGACAACTATTCTCATCGTCGTGGCCCTGCTCTGTTTTTTGATCGGAAGCGTCAACATCCAGCCGCCGGGAAACAGACAGATCAACTGGGTGAGCGCTGGGCTCGTCCTGGTATTACTGGCGTATCTAGTGAGGGCATAAATGTTCGATACCAAACTACCTATCGAGATTACGGGAAGCGTTGCCGACCACGGGATCATTCCACTCGAAATGCGCTGGCCCACCGACCAGGAATGGGACGCGCGTAGCCGCGCATGCAAAAACATCCGCAAAGACCTGGGCCGCGGCAAGAGCCAGACTACCCCGGCGCCGCCCGGCCCGCAGGATGTCAAATTGTTCAACGCTATCAAGCTGAACGGGGCGCCGGAACTCACGCCGGCCGATGCGCAATTCGTGCTCAATCTGATCGGCCAATGCGACGTGCTCGACGTCACCTTGCAGGCGAACGAAGTGACTATCCAGATGCGCATCCTGACGGGTATCGTCGAGCATAAGATGCGTGTGCCCAGCATGGGCCAGTTGAACGAGATGCAGCGCGCCTCTCTACATACTCTTTCTCTGCCCTACGGCGCCATCGAGTTTTCCAACAGCATGATGCCGGGCGCTGCCCTCTATGATCTCTGTGGTGGTCACAGCGACGATTACGAAAATGGGATCGTGCCGGCTCCGCACAAGGATGTGGCCGTGCGCGCCGTGATCGATTATATGCAACGTGAGTTCGGACCGAGACAGCATGACCAAAGTTTTTAATAGGCGGGGGCTGGCCGGCGGACCCTTCGGCGGCCTTTATCTTTCACCGCATGCTACGGCGCAAGGATCTGTGCCCGACCCCGCCGGAATGCCCTTATGTACGTATGGAGGAGCCGCTCGCCGGGCCCGACGCGCTGCCATGTTCCGAATGCCCGGAGCAGCGCCTGTCCGACTATTTGGCTTCGCCCAGTGGCCGGCTGATCTCGCGCGTCATCGATCTGGATTTCGCGCTGCGGGCGAGAATGAGCGTTTCATTCGAGCAGGTCGGTTACCCGGAGTTTCTGGTCCTGCGTCAATTGTTTGATCAACGCGACCAGTGGCAGACCGAGGAAATTAATAAAAAGAAGGGCTGATGGCCGCCAATAAGATCTTCATTCAGGTCGATTTCCAAAGCCAGAATGCGCAGCAGAACATTGACGCGCTCAACACCCAGATCAAGAACATCGGCACGACGAGTGAGCAGGCTACAAAGCAGGCCACCGCCGGCGTCAGCGGCTTCTCGCTCGTCATCGAGCAGGCCACGGCATCGATCAGCAAAATGGCCGCTTCATTGGGCAGCCTGGCCATCGCAGCCGTCACAGCAGACTTTTTCAAGTTGGGTGAGCAAATACTGCGCACGCAATTTGCTCTCGAGCGCGCATTTGGGCCGGAGGCTGCCGATAGGTTGATCCAGCAAGTCAAGGCGCTCGCCTCTGTTACCGGGGAGTCAACCGGCGCACTGAAGAGATATGCCCAGGACCTTACGCTCGTCTTCAAGGTCCCGCCGGGTCAGGCAGCTGCCTGGCTCAAAATAATGCTGGATTTCAATGCAACTCTCGATGGCAGCGCCGAGAGGATGCAGGCCATGGTCGAGATCTTCGGGCGGGCGATGATAAGAGGTGAACTCACCTCGAAAGAAGTCTTTAAGCAGTTGGCTGCATTGGGAATCGAAGCCCCTAAGATCCTCGAAAAGGCCTACGGCGCAAATTCGGCAGAGTTGAAAAAGATGCTCAAGGGGTCGCAAGGAGATGTCGAAAAAACGATCGACATCATCCTGAGTGCGATGGAAAAAACCAGCAAAGGCGCTGCCGAGAAATTGGCCGCCATGCTTCCCAGTGTCCAATTCGAGCGCGCACTCAAGCCGTTATCGGCGATAGGCCGTGAGCTTTTCATAAAACTGGCGCCCGCGCTGATCGAAATCGGGAAATTCCTGACGGGTCTGGTCATCGTCATTACTGAGTTGGTCAAGTCCTTCCAGAAATTGCCAGAGCCTATCAAGATGGTGGTCCAGTGGCTCGGTTATCTGGTCGTCGCCATCATTACATACAACACGATCGCAAAGGTCACTACGTATGTCACTGGGTTGCTGACCACGGCCTATACAGTCGCGGCCGGCGTCGTTAAAGCATTCGCCGTTGCTCAGGAGTTGGCTGCCGCCGCCACAACCGCAGCAGCAGTCGCCATAGGCATCGAGGAAGCCGAACTGCTGGCCATCGTAGCCGTAATCACGGTGCTGGCATATTGGGCCGCCAGCACTATATGGCCGGAATTTGGCAGCAAAATAGTGAAATGGATCGGCGGAGCCTGGGAGTGGGTGGCGAAGAAAGCCTCAGAAGCATACGAAGCAACAAAAAAGATCGTAGGGTTAATCGATCCGCTGAAAGCCGGCAAACCCGGCGCGCTTTCCACGGATACTGAAGAGCACAAACGCGTGCTGGAGGAGAGCCAGAACACTCTCCTACAGGCGCAGCAGAAAAACCTGAAAGAGGGCCAGCAGGGAATCGAGGCGCTCGGTGAAACCTACAAGGAGTACATCATCAAGGCCAAGGGCTACGAAGATGCGCTCCGCAATTACCGCAAGGCCATTGCCAAAGATATCGATACCGAAATCAAAAAGCGCGAGGAGGACGCGAAGAAGACCGCTCTCAAAAACGCGGAGGACCTGACGCGGCTGCACCGCCAGGTAGCGATTGCTGCGGCCGAAGTGGTGCCCGACTCCACCTTCGCCGGGCAGGCCCGACTGGCCGCGATCAAGGCGCAGGCGCACCGCGAGGAACTTGAGGAGGACCGCCGGCTCCAGATCCAGCGCATCAACGAGCAAGTGGAACTCGATGTCAAGGGGGCCAGAGACACGGGCGCGGCAATACACCAGTCGCAGCAGGTCATCAACGACAACGTGGCGCGGTTGTATAAGACTGCGCAGACAGAGCGGATCGGCATCGCCAACAAGGCCACTGAAGCAATCATGGAGCACGACCTGCAAGCGCAGCGCGATCTCAACCGTCTTCGGCTGGAGATGGAGCAGCAGTACCGGGATGAGAGGTTGGCTGACGAACTGGACATGATCCAGAAGACGTCGCAACTGACCATCGCGTACATGCGTGCGGACCTCAAACAGACGCTGACAGAAAAGGTGCAGCAAATCCGCGACATCGAGGACGAGCAGGAGCAGCAGATCGCTCTCACGCGCCGTGCGCAATTGACCGCCGCGCAGGAAGCCTTCGATGCCTATAAGAATGCCCATGCCGACTTCGCCGCGGGCGTCGAGGAAGAGGCTCGCAAACTGGCACGCACGCAGGTCCAGATCGAGCGCGAAGCCGGGGCGCAGATCCAGATGGACCGCCTGGAAGCGTGGCGCACGACCAACGAGACGATCATCGAGGAGCAGAAAAAAGTATATGAGGGGATGAAATCGACCGTGGAGAAGGTGTTCGATGCGCTGACCGGGAAGGGCAAGTCCATGTGGGAAGCGATCAGCACTGCCGCCAAAACCGCGGTCATGGGCGCGATTAAAGAGCAGATCAGTTCGCACGTTGCCGCCGACCTGACGCAGTCCATCACGGGCAAGGGGGTGACCTTCCCCGGCGGCGTGCGGCGGTTCTTCGGCAATGAGCCGAAATTCGAAGGGGCCGGGCCGCGCCCGGAGTTGCAGCCGCTGGGGCCGCAGATTGAAAGCAACTTCAAGTTGCTGACCGTCGCTGGAGACGACCTGAGCACGGCGGCGGGCCTGCTGGTGAATTCGGCGTCGGCGCTGACCGCTGCCGCTGGGGCTATCGTCTCGACGGCCGGCGGCGGCATTGTGAATCCGGGAGCGGTCCAGGCGGCAGCACAGACGGTGCAGGGCGCCCAGACGGCCATTCAGTTGGGAGGGGCATCCATGTCGGGCGCTGCCGTCACCAGCGCGACCGCCGCGACGGGTACGGTGGCGTCCGCGGGCGGATTCGGCATGCCCCCGGTGACGGGAGTCTATCAGCCCGATCCCGGTCTTCTGGCGGCGGCAACGGGCGGCGGGTCATTCGGAGCGCAACTGCCGACGGCAGCAACTGTCCAGGCACGCGCCAATATCGGGAAGCTGTTCGGCATCGGACAACCCGTCATGACCGGAGCAGGCACGACCGTGCCATGGGCTAGCGCAAGCGCTACGCAAAAGCTGGGTGCCATCCTGCAATCGCAAGGGGCCGCGCAGGTCGGCCTGTCGATAGGCGGCGCCCTCGCGCTCTCGGGAATCGCACGCAACACGCCTGGCGGTCGCGCACAGACCATTGCCGGCACGACGCTGGCCGGGTTGAGCGCAGCCCGCATGTTCCCCGACCTGTTCAATGCCGGGGATCTGGGGGCGGCAGGCAGTGCGGCAGCAGGGGCCGCGCTCGGGCTGGGCGTGGGTGTTGCCGCCGCAGGGCTCCAGCGTGGCGGCGTGCTAGGACTTGGCATGAGCGTCGGCGGCGGTGCGCTGGCAGGCGCTGCGCTGGGCACTGCGGTCTTCCCCGGCCTGGGCACGCTGGCGGGCGCGGCAATTGGCGCGGGCGTGGGAGCGATCGCCGGGGTGATCCGGCTGTTGAGCCCCACCTTGGAGGAGCGCATCCGCAGCGAAGTCAAGCGGGTCTACGGTGTCGATATTGCCAGCCAGCCGATCCGCAAACAGATTGCCGATCTGATCACGCAGAAGTACGGCGGCAATCTCAGCATCGGAGTTTATTCGCAGGACGTGCAGGATATCGTGCGCCTCTATGCCCTGAGCACGGGCCAGAGTCAGGCCGGGTTGCCGCGACCGATGTATGCGGCAAGCTTCGCCCAATCGCAGGCGGGAGGACTACAGGTGCAGCCTGTCTATTCGGGCGGGCAGCTGATCAGTAACCCGTACGTAGGCACCACGACTACGCAACTGTCGAATGCGTTGTTCACGAATCCCGCGGTTTACATGCAACTGAATCCGCAGCAGGCCAGCAATCTGCTGGCTGGTCAAGTGGTGAAGGTGATGGGAGACAATCCTGGGTCAGTCGCGGCAGCGAACACCGCATCCGCACGCAGCGGAACCAGCCGCACGACGCAGGCTAGCGCCTTGATGGAACCTTTGACGGTGACGCGATGAGGGGGAAGTGCCGAAATTGTCGCCATACACGAACGCTCTGCCCTGGAATGGTGTCGAACTCCATCTTGTCCTTCCCTTTAGTGAAGGACAAAGTGACGCCGGGATTCACTTGCGGCCCAAATACTTTCTCAAAATCGGCAAGAAGTTTTCTATCATCTTCGGGCTTTCCATACGCCGCTCGTAATTGTTTTTCCATGCAGCGGGCACAGCTTTCAGCATTGGGCCCATCTGCAATGATCTGTAGTCTGTCCAAGCCGATATTGTCTTTCCCATGCTTGTCGAAGAAGACGTTCAGTGCCCAAACCGCGCCGCAAGTGTTAATGGAGGAATCGAACTCGAAATGGAATTTGGGGGACGGGTGCAGAGGGCCTATGATTTTCTCGACTTCCGACTTACTCATTCTCCAGCGCAGTCGATCTAGTTCCGCAAGAAAGTTGGCCGGATCAGTCGGTTTATCGGGCGATCCCCCGCCGATCAGAACAGCAGCCGTATACAGAATCGCGAAGCCAACCAGCAGCAGCATCAGGCGCCGGGGAGCCTTCTTGAGGACCTCGTCATGGAACTGAGCGTTGAACGCAAGTTGGTTTCGGATCATCTTGTCCATGGTACTGGGACGGGTCGGGGTGAAATCGTCGTTATTTCACCCATCGGAGGTGCTATTGCCGGGTAACCTGAATCCCGCGGCGCCCGTCGGAGTGATGCCCTACGGCCTCTGCTCGGCCTTCCAGGAGGAACTGCGCCTGGAAGCGAACGTCAATTCCTATCCCGACGGCTCCAGCGACCGGGCCGCGCTGGCTCTCAACGTGCGGCACTTCTTCCGCATGACCCGCAAAGTGACGGCCGCGCAATACGCGGCTCTCTGGCAGTTTTATTCTTCCCATCCGACCGACGCGTTTTATTTTTATAACTTGCGCGAGACGGTGCCGCCATGGACGTGGGACGCCAGCGGCAACCAACCCTCGGGCAGATACATCGTGGTCTTCGACGGGTCGTGGAGCGACACCACGATGATGGGCCGCTCTGAGGCTTCGCTGGGCCTGCGCGAGGTGGCCTGACGATGTCGGATAACCTGGGCGCCATCGTCGTGCCAGATCCGCCGACGATTTCCGCGTTCCCGATTCAGGGCATGTTCGGCTCGGGTATTGATTACACGCCGCCGATTGCCATCCATTCCTTTGACCAGCCGGGGTTGAAGACGGAGCAGAGATATTTGTTGGGCAGCGGCACCCGGCGGTTTCGCATCGTCAAGGACCATCTGAGTTGCAACGAGTACGACGACCTCAAGTCGCACTTCGAACAGGCGCAGGCATCGTATGCGCAATTCCCGTACACGCACGCGACACCCGGCGGCAATATCACTGTCACCGCCCGGTACGAGAACCCGAACCTTGCCTTTCCGCACCTCGTCGGCATGCTCACCAGTGATCCCGGCGTGACCCTGCTTGAGGTGCCGACCGTGGTGCCGTCCTACACCAGCACGGCTACGGTCGTGCGCTTTCCTGACTCTGCGCTGACTACTGCGCTCCAGGGCCAGGTGCAACGCATGATCCCGCTGATCACCATCACGCCGCGAGACGGCTCGGCGCCGATGTATCTCAGCAACCAGCGCTGTACCGTCAACGGCACGCTCTACCTGCCGCGGCTGCTCGACTGGAACGGCATCTCGCAGACGATCGGAGAAGCCAGCGACTCCGCGCAATTCACGTTTGGCAATGCGGACGACGTCTGGACGAAGCTGGTCAACGCGGTGAACATGCTCCGCGCCGGCATTCAGTTTTCGCTGTTCCACGTGAATTCGAATTACCTGATCCAACTGTGGGGCGGGTATGCGCGGCCGTGGACAACAACCAGCGACGGCAAATTCGTTCTGCCCGCGTCCGACGGTGTGTTCCAACTCGGCCTGGCGTATCCGACGCGGCAATTGTCGCGCACGTGCTGGAAGGTCTATCGGGGCCGCTTCTGTCCGGCGAGCGCCAGCAATGGCTTCCCCGATTGCCCGAAGGACTACGATGCGTGCGTGGCCCGCGGCGTGCCCAAGAGCTTCGGCGGCGTCGTGGCGCTGCCACAGAGCGTCAGAATCAAAGACAATTCCACTGGCGTGCTGGGCTTCGGCCGCAGCCAATTCACCAGCGTGTCGATCGCCGACGATTCGGTCTACGACCGGGCAGTGCAAGAGGTCTACACCGACGAGGCGATGCTGGTTACCTGCGACGTCGCCGCCGGCCGTGACGAAAGCGAATTCTACTCTGCGCTGGGCATCGTTGGCGAAGGCCCCATCGGGAAGTACGACCTCAACCTGCTGCGGCATACGCTCGACGGCCAGCCACCGCATGATCCGTTGCGCAACGGCGGCTGGCGCGGCATCGTCGGCAATGATCCAGCGGCCGATAGCGACTTCTTCGGGTTGGATCAGTCGCCGTGGACTGGAGTGCCCGCAGGATCGAGCTATGCCGGGGGACTCGCGTTTGCGGAGATCAGACGCACTGACGCCGCCGGGCTCCAACTTTCCGCAGTCAGCGATCGCGCCATGAGCGTGACCGTCGATCAGGGCATCGGCGGCTGGACCTGGACGGCACCAGGTACGCGGGTTTTCACGCCGGGCTTGTCCAATACTGTCTGGGTCGCCGTGAACGTCTACCTGCGTGCCCTCGGCTTGCGCATTGATCAGCCACGTGCAGCCACCGTCTCGCCGGCAGAGATGGAGAAGTACTTCGATGTGCAGCAGGCGATTGCGGCGGCAAATATCTGCGATCTGCAAGTGCCCAGCATGATCGTGCCGACCGTCAACGAGCGGCAGTTTCCGTTCCGCGGCGTGCTCAAGGAAAAGAAGCCATTGAAGGACTGGTTGCAGGAGATCCTCAACTGCGCCTTGGGTTACTATACCTTCGTCAATGGGAAACTCTGGATCGGCATTCGCTACCATTCCGGGGCTCCATCGGCCTATCAGTTCACACGCGATTCGATCCTCTACAAGAGCCTGACCGCGGCACCGCTCAACCCGCAGTTCAATTGGCTGCTCGGGCAGTTCGGCGACGAGGAATTCAACTGGGCGCTCAACACCGTAGGCATCTACGACATGGATGCCGCCACGTTCGCCGGCAACGGCGACAGCCCGCAATACACGCAGAACACGATGTCGTTCGTCGGCGTGTCCAACAAGAGCCAGTGCGCCCGGATCGTCACCACGCGTCTGCGCGAGGAGATCGGCGGCGTTGGTCCCACGGAACAGCGCAATGCCCGGAACTTCAGCTTCCGCACCACGCTATTGGCGCTACAGATCATGGCGGGCGATATCGTGGGCATGAACCATGCGAGTCTGCCCGGCGGCTACTGCGAAGGGCGCGTGCAGTCGTGGGTGCTGAATCCCGATTTCTCCATCGACATTCAATGCACGGCCACGACCGATAGCATGTACGCGCTGGACTCGGGTCCGAAACCCGCGGACGGTCCCGCAGCGCCGATCATCCCCGAACAGCTTCCCTCGATCAACGGGCTCACCTGGATGCCGAACGAACTCGGCCCGGTAGCCGGCGACCCGCTCTACACCGACCCGTTACAGCGCACCTTCGATGTCTGGCAGGACTACAAGATCGCCCGCGACGGGACGTGGGAAGCAGCGGTCTGGGTAGCAGGCGAGATGTGCATCAACCAGTTCGCGGTCGGTCAGCAACCGCGCATCCTTGAGGCAGTGCTGGCCGCGGGCGGTGCGCTCAACGGCCCGATGACGATCTACCTCGCGGTCACGCAGCGCATTCTCAGCGGCCAGCCGCTGGCCCCGTCCAATCTCGTCGGGCTCTGGATTCCCGCAGGCGTCACCAACCGAAAGGTAACCCTGACCGTTTCCAATTCGCCGGATGCGGACCAGGCGTGGGATCTCTGGGCGGGGAACGACCGCCGCACCATCGGGCTGCAATCGAGTGGCACCAACATCCAGCCCACGGTGGATTTTCTGGGGCCGATCCATCCCATGACCGAAGGGATGCCGGAAGCGGCTGCGAGAAAGGTCGCCATTGCAGCGAAACACGTCTGGCATAGCGGCGTGGCCGGCGTGAGCGTGACCGGAGTGACTGCGCCCAATCAGATCCAATGCAACGAGTTCTCTGGCAGCACGGACAATTGGGCTGGCCCTCCTGGGCGAATACTTTCCGCACTTGCCGATCTCTCCGATGGCAGCGCTCCGCTCTGGAACTTCACGGTAACCGATTTCGATAGCGCTAGCGGAACCTTCACTGTCACGCCGGATTGTGTGCGTCCCGATCCTGCCGATTCGGTACAGGTGGGAGACGTCTTGATCGTCCGTTCATTCGGCATTAGTGCGACGGCGAACAGCGTGACTGATCCCATGTGGGACAACTCTGTCGCACGGCATGACTTCAATTCACCCGGCCTGCGACCCAGCGAGGAGATCGGCAGGATCTGCCGCATCCTGTTCGGGACAGGCGCGGGCCAGTACAGGTACATCGTTGACAACGACGCCACCAAGGTCACTGTGACTCCGAACTGGGACACGCAGCCGGATGCCACGTCGGTAATTATCGTTGAGGCCGCGGACTGGATTTACCAGACTGAGTCGAGTGATCTCAATGTGCAAACGGAAGGGACCCGCGTGGAGATTCGGATGCGCGTGGAAAACCTCCGTAACGAGGTAGCGCTGGTTGCCGGGTTCCTGGTGGACGATCAGGGTCGGTACAGCGACGAACTGGTCGCGCCGATGCGGGAAATATTCATCTACGCGCAGCCTCCGCTGGTACGGATGGTAGGACCAGAAAAGCTCGATCCCACGACAAGCGGTCCTTGGACGGTGAACCCAACCGACCAGACCATCCGTGCAGACACCTCCGCAAACGATGTGAGTATCGACCTGCTTCCGCTTGCCGATTACAACGGGCGCACGCTCTACGTGAGCAACGACAATGGACCGAACAACGCCATCATCCTCGCCGCCGACGGGGAATTTCTGTTCGATGGCAACACATCGATTACGCTGGCGCCAATGGAGACAGTGAGGATCACGGCAGGTTAGATATGGCTACGACGACTATAGGAACCTGGATCTACGACAAGGGGAGCGCAACCGGAGGAGGAGGCGGTGGCGGTGGCGGCGTACCTGCGCCCGACGTGAGTATCCTGCCTTCCCCTGATGTCGTCTTTCGCTCCGACCATAAAGTGGAAGTGGATGTAGCGTGGCTTCCCGATGCCAGCGCGACCCCGCAGAATTTCCTCGGCGTCCAGGTCTACCTGGAGGACCCGGATATCAGTAGCGCTGCGAATGGTCCGATGGACGGCACTTCGGTCACGATGGATGGCACGACGAATCAGATGAGCGGCGACCATGCGCCCATCCCGGTCAATGAGGTTACGAAGTCCCCAGCTACCGTGTTCCTCGATAGCACGATGGGCACCACAAACGGTCAGACCTACAAGACCGCACGTAACGTACGAATCTACCTCGCATCCTACGGACCTTACTCGCATCCGCATCTCGTTCGCGCTACCGATCCGAATCCCACGCCGAACATCCTCGTCAACATTCCCATTGGCCGCGGCTCCGGGGAGAGCGGACAGGAATGGGCGTTCCTGGTCACTGACGTCAAAGTTGAAGTGAACACGGACTACAACCGGGTCGACCCGAAATATTCCCTCATACTGAGTTACACACCACCCGATCCAGCGACTCCGGTGCCGCCGGGTATGAATCACTTCGGCGGATGCCGCATCAAGTTCATCTACGAGGATGCCAACGGCGATGGCATCTTCACCGACCCCGGCGGTGGCGATACCGGGATGAACATCCCGGTCGGTCAGGCTAGCGGGTTTAAGAGCGACGACTACCCACCAAACCCGGCGGGCGGCAAGTTCCGCGTGTATTTTTGTTCGGAGGACGACTCGCAGCCGCTCGGCCACCACGTCAATAGTTTGATCGAAGGCACCACGCCCTTCGCGTATGCCATCGTTCCCCCGGTCCCACAGACGCCCAACGTCAGCAACTTTACGATCAGCGGCCAGAAGATCAGTTGGCTGGTCGATGGGTCCATGATCGCGGAAGCCCTATTCTCGTGGGACCTGGGAGATGCGTTGGGAAACGTCCGCTATGCGGGAGTGATCCTCTATCTGGTGAAGGTGACAGGCGCCGGGACAAACCTCACTACGTTTCCCCAGGATCTGACTGGGAAGCTGAGTAATAAAGCCACCGACTATCCGATGGACATTTCGGCAATTCCGAAAACACCGGAAGTGTGGACGATTGCCGCAATCTCCTACGATAACAACGGCCATCTAGCGGATGGGCAGGACCCGAAGAATTACGGCCTCCCCATTTTCACCAGTCCCACCGTTACGTGGACCGTTGGCCCGCCCACCCCCGGTAGTGATGGCAGCGGTACGGAATTTGCGCCTCTGGTAACCGTCAATCCAGGAGTCAGTGTCACCCCAACCGAATCCATCTCGGCGGATGGAGTAGGCTTGGTTTCGTTCGCTATCGGATCGCCCACACAACCAGCATGGACAAACCCGGACGACACCCAGTTCGGGAATGTGCAAGTCGGCATGGCTATCAACCACGATGCTACCCACTTGACATATTGGAACGTCCCAGTCAACAACCAATATTTCACGACTCCGGCAATGCCATCGTTCGGTAACTTTGGCCAGGGCGTGCCCGTGGATTTTTACCTCGTCAGCGACGACCCGCAAGGTCACAAAAATAAGCTGCGCTACAGCGTCACGCCAGTCATCAACTACACCTATACCCCAAAGCCGGGGGCGATCATCCCGGCCCGGTCAGGCTGGTTCGACGATAAGCAGTTCTCCTGGGTGGACGGCGCGGGGCTAACAGCGGATAACATCGAGGCCAACAACATCTACGTGGGCAAGACCCTCGTTGTCGGGGGCTCGAACGATACCAGCTTCGCCGGCCAAGCCAACGGACAGATCGCCGTCAAAAACTCATCCGGCCAGTTGCGGGCCTGGATGGGTGAGCAGCAGCCGAACCAAGGGATGAGCGGGCCGCCGCTTTGGGGAGCATGGTTCGGGCAAGCCTGGATCGGCGGCACCAGCCCGCTCGACGCGCCGCTCTGGGTAGACAACCAGGGCATAATCCAAGTCGGCGGGATCGCCGCACGGCAGAATTCGCGCTATCCCTACATATCGGTACGCGATCAGACGGGCCTGGAGATGGGGCGCATCGGAGCCTCGCTCAACGTGCCCAGCGGATCGATAGGCGACAACACGGGCAGTTCGCCGCCGCCACAGCTTACCGCAGGGGCATGGTTCACCCAACTGGCGGTTGGCGGCAGGGACTTATCCAACTGGAACATCCTGATCGTCCCTGATCAGACCGGTGCTCATCCGAATGGCAGCACGTTCCAGATGCGGAACATTTCCGTATTGACGATCGACTATCTGCCGCAGGTTCTGGTTCAGCCCTACAACAACCATTACACGCTGGAATTCGGCAGTTCGGAGTGGGTTACGGTAGGTCCGGCGTCCTGGCAATTTCCAGGCATTCATATCTATGAAGTCGACAGCGCACAGGTCGGCGCATACTATCTGAATCGTGGTTTGGTCCTGACCGGATCGGCTGGGCAGGGTAAGCAAGTAAAAGCCTCTCTGGTGACCTACAACGGGGATGCTTCGGGCAGGGACACCCCACAGGATTATTTCTGGGGCGAACTGGCCATGTACAGTCCTGGTTCCAATGCACGCACGGTGTACCTGGCCTCTGGTGGTCAAAGCGGTCAGAACAGTCCGGTGTTCATACTCCTGGACGTCAGTCAGAACCTCCTATTCGAGGTCGACCCGAACGGTCACACCTACATCAAAGGCGTACTCCAGGGGGCTCCTATTGGCGGTAATGCCCAACCCGTCAACGCATTCGCCTACAGCGTGAATGGTTATGGGCAGGTAATCGGGGCGGATGGTAGCTGGAAGGGCAAGGCCATCACGGCGGGCGGCGGACAGACGCCGTGGGCAACGCCGATCAACGGCAACCAACAGCCGCTGACGAACGCTGGCAGCATCTCTGCGAATCAGTTTACGATGAATTCCGGGGTTGTCGTTGTCGATACCAACGGCGCATTCAGGGGAGTTGGTGTGGACGTCGGTAACGGAGGTATCACTTGCGGTGCCATCACCACATTCGGCGCGGGCGCTCACCCGAACACTACCAACGGCATCGATACGCAGACGATCAACTGTAACGGCAATATCGCCGCTAACGGTATCATCACTGCCAGGGACCATTACGAGGGCGGGCAGTTCCGTGGAGCGGGGGTTTCGGTCCCAGGCTATGGGATAGGCTGTGGCTATCTAAACCTCAACAGTGGCAACATCGACGGCGTCGGCACCCTGAACGCCGGCCAGTGTGTCGTGAACAATTACCAGATCCAGAATCGTGGCGTGGTGATCAATTCCGCTGCCCAATTCGTCGGCAACGGGATTTCGATGAGCGCAGGAATAACCTGCGGCTCGCTCCAGGTCACGAACGGACCGATCACTTGCGGTACCTGCGGAGTCAACGGGCCAGTGACCTGCACACAAGTCATAATAGGAACCACGCAGCGGATCGATGTCAACGGCATCTATCGCGGTGGTCTGCAAGGCACCGATCACGTCTACGGAGGGGACTTCGGCGTCTCTTTCGTCGCGGCTGGTCTACCTCATGGCGGGTTCTATGACCGCGACGGGGTCTACCACAGGGTTGAGGGAGGCATCATCTGTTCATGAATCATCAGGAAGATTTGCGTGTGACCTGCGACCAATGTGGAAGTTGGCAGATTCAACACCGCCGAAAAACTCCGCTACCCATTCGGCGTATCAAGTTGAGCGAATGGCTTTTGGAGATTCCGGCGCCACGGACGGAACCCAGCGTTTTGGTTTTGACTGAAATGGTAGCGGAATGTCTGGCATGCCATTTCACGGTGGAGTACAGCAAGATGAGTATTTAGAAAAGGAGCAATAAATGGAAAAGACGATTGCATTAGACCAGAAGGAACAGACGATGCTCGCGGCGGTCGACCAGGAACGGACGCAGGCGTTGGCAATGGTGGGCGCGTTGTCGCTCGACATGGAGCAGGCTCGAAAAAATCTGGACACCGCTGCGGAGCGGCAGCGCTCGTTCATCCGACAGGCGCTCGTCAGCCGCGGCATCGAGCGCTATGAAAATGCGCGGGCGCAGAATGGAGCGCTGATCGTGTCCATGCCAGACGAGCCGCCGGCGCGTTCCAGCCTTAGCGATGACATCACCAAGATGGTGGAGCGAGTGAATGGTAGTCCTGAAGTAAGGGAGTAATGATATGCCGTGGCTGTCCCGTAATAACTTCACGCCGACCGACAAACTACACTCTGATGACCTGAACAATTTGGCAAACGACGACCGGACGTGGGGCGGGGACGTAAACGGCGGCGGCTACACGCTCTCCAACGTCAACATCGTGCAAGTCAATCCGCAGGCTGCTGGTCAGGTCACCAGTGTCTTCGGACGCATCGGGGACGTCAAAGCATCGGCGCAGGACGGATACACGGCGGCGATGGTCGGGGCCGTGCCCATTGCGCGACAGGTCAACACCGGGAACGTGGCGATCACCGGCCTTTTGGGCGGCGGGCCGCTGAGTACGGATCTGAACCTGTCGGCGGCAGTCGTGTCCGTGTTCAACCGCACAGGCCAGATTGCGCTAACTGCTCCCGATATCACTAAGGCGGGTGGCGTCCTCCAGAACCTACAGATCAAGACTCCCTTAGGTTCTGGCTTACAGAATGGCGGTCCTCTCACTGGGGACCTGAGCCTTGCAGTAATGCCGGATTCGAGCAACCAGCAGATCCAGGTAATGTCGCAGGGCAGTCCGGTAGGATCGCCGCGTCACGCGATCAACTTCGTCAGCGGTACGGGCGCTCTCGTGACGGTTCAAGAAATCACCGCCAGTAACCGGATTGACGTGACAGTGCAATCGACCGGAACTGGCGGCGGCATGGTCGATCCCACGCAAGTCACGGGCGATCTGATCGTACGAGGTCTAACCGCCCCAGCCACGCGGCTACCAGTGGGTACGGATGCGCAGGTTTTAACTGCTGATCACTTACAACCTCTCGGAGTCAAGTGGGCCGCTCCTGCCTCTACAGGGGCTGTTACCAGTGTCTTCGGACGGGTCGGGGCCGTCGTTGCGTCGGCTCAGGACGGATACACGGCGGCGATGGTCCTGAATGCAGTGGATCAAACGGGGAGCTACACCAACCCGGCCTGGATCTTATCGCTACCGTGGTCGAAGATTGCCAATCCGCCGGCCTTCATGTTGGACCCCACCTTGGCCAAGGGCGACATGATCGTTCACGGTCAGGCGGGGACTACTCGGCTGATACCTGGAGCGGACGGCTCGATCCTCATCACCGATAGCAGCATGGCAGCAGGCGTGAAGTGGGGACAAATTCCGGTGACTAGCGTATTCGGCAGGACTGGTTCCCCTGGTTTCCCTGGAGTCATAGTCGCGCAGGGAGGCGATTACACCGTAGCGCAGGTCACTGGCGCCGTCCCCAACACGACCTTCATCAACACTCCAACCACCGGGACAGGCCTAGGCGAGGGGCTCACTGGCGGCGGCAACCTGAGCGGCAACTTAAGCCTGTCCGTGGTGCCGGATACGACTACCCAACGGATCGAGATCTGGCAGGAAGGCGTCACTAAAATTGGCGTGCGGAAGGCGCTCAATTTTAAAAGCGGTGCTGGCGTTGCGATTACCATCGCGGACAGTCCTCCAGTAACGGGTAACAATCGGATCGACATCACCATCGCTTCCTCGGGGACCGGAACTGGCGGCGGGTTGGTGGACCCTACGACGGCCAAGGGAGACTTGATCGTGAAGCCGGCGGGAGGTGCCAGCGTACCTCCCCAAGCGCTTCCAGTAGGCGCGGATTTCCAGGTACTCACGGCAGACAAGGGTCAACCGCTTGGCATGCGCTGGATGGCTCCAACTGGGGGAGCGGGATCGCAGAGCCCGTGGACCGGCACGATTGACGCCGCGGGTAATGACCTCAATAACGTCGCCAGCATCGGCGTGAATATTGCCTCGGATAAGACTAAAGCTCGCGTTTACGCTTTCGTCAACGCCAGCGAAGATGGCTTTCGGGCGACAACCAACGCCGCTTCTGGTATGGCAGCAGCCTCGTTCATCAACGATATCGGGGACTCGGTTTGCATCCGGTCGTACGGTAGTGGCTTTGTCGGGCCGCGCCCTGGCATCGCTACTCTGGAAGCGACCAACTCCCTCGCACTACTGGCAAACGCTGCGGAGGTCATGCGGCTCCACGGAGGGCACGTCCTCATCGGAACCACAACGGACGACGGACTCAATGCGCTCCAGGTGAATGGGAAGGTAAAGAGTCTGACTGGCGGGTATGTGTTCCCCGATGGCACCACACAGGTCACAGCTTTCACAGCGGCTGCTTCTGCGGTAACCAGCGTGTTCGGTAGGACTGGTGCGGTCGTTGCGAAAACCAGTGCTCCTTTCGATTACTCCGCGTCGAATGTCACGAATGCGGTCGACAGCAGCAGCACCTACAATGACCCGGTCTGGATCACCTCGCTCGCCTGGAGCAAGATTCAGGGTGCCCCGGCACTACTGGTGGACCCTACGACCGCGAAAGGCGATCTGATCGCCCGCGGCGCAACCGGACCCGCTACCCGGCTAGCTGCGAGTACAACGAACGGCTGGGTCCTGACTGCTGACAGTACGCTACCGCTGGGCGTCAAGTGGGCGGCTACCGTAGGCGGGCAGACACCGTGGACGAGTGACATCAACGCGGCGGGGTTTGCGCTCAACAATACGGGTACCATCCACGTCCAAGGCGGGGTTAATCCAGCTTCTGGTGTCGGTCTGGAGCTGAGTTATCAGAGTCCGGTCAGCTATATCGTCAGTTATGACCGAATCGCAGGCGCTTATAAAGACTTGAGTGTGAGTGGCGCGTCAATTGAAATTCAAGCAGAAGCTGGAGGACCGCTTAAATTGAACCCCATTGGCGGCAGCGTCGGCATCGGCACGACGAGCCCGCAGTATCCTTTGCACGTCGTATATAACAGCACCAATCCCCAGTTCGGCATTGGCGTCGATGGTAATGCGGCCTATTCTCTTCAGTTGGGGTATGTCTTTCCCAACGGCAGGATTCAGGCATTAAACAATGGTGCTGGTTCCATTCTCATGCTCAATCCTTCCGGCGGCAACGTTGGCATCGGGACGACGAGCCCGCAGGCTTTGGCGCATCTGGTGACGAGTAACACTGGTTCTGCCCCTATCGAGGTTCTGCGGATTGATGCTATTTCCAATACTGGTGGCAATGGCGGGTTGATCACGTGGGCGAACGCGGCACAACCGCACCTGGCTGGCATGTTGGGATTTGTTCGCAACGGTGCTGGAGTTCGGCAGGATTTATGTTTTCATTTAACCAGCAACTGGACGAGCACGGACCCGGTCGAGAAGATCCGCTTTACTGGTGACGGCAACGTCGGCATCGGGACGACGAGCCCTGGCGGCGCGTTAGAGGTTGCAGGCTTCCAGAAGTGGTCCATTTTCGGCTCCAACGTGAATGCTGTATTGCCGCCGAACCAATCCGGCGTGTTTCTCGGATGGAACTTTACTGGTGGCGCCGCTGAAGCAAATTTCGCATGGAATGGAGGCGGCACCGGGATAATCTTTGCTGATACGACGAGTAGCGTCTGGAAAGAGCGGATGCGTATCACGGGAGCCGGTTATATCGGAGTCAACAACGCTTCCCCGCAGTGCATATTAGATATCAGCGGGCTTACCAGAATCATCGGTCCTCTCGGTGTAGTTCCTGGCAGCGGTGCTGGCGTCGAGATCTATTACAACTCTGGCGGATTCGTGCAGGCTTGGAACCGTACTGCGGGTGGCGTACAGCCGATGACAATCTACGGTAGTCCAGTAGTCCTGACTGGCGGCAGGGTGGGAGTGAGCAATGGCACTCCCGGCTACGCTCTCGACGTTGCGGGCGACTGCAACATCACCGGCACCTACCGCGTGAACGGTACGCCCTTTACCGCGAACGTCGGCGTCTACATCAACGGTGTGAATCAGGGGTCTGCACCCGCGATTGATTTTTTTGCCGGGGCGCAAATGCAGATTAGTCTAGGCGGTGGTCCTGCCGGGACAATTCGGGTGACATTCACATGCACTGCTTCCGATCTTCAACTGAAGCGGGATGTGCAGTCGCTGACTGGCGGGCTTCCGCTTATCACCCAACTGCGCCCGATTACCGCTAAATGGAACGGCCTTGCTGGTACACGCGAAGGACAACGGGTAGTGTCGGTGATCGCGCAGGAACTACAGGCTGTAATCCCCGACGCCGTAAGTCCGTATCGGGCGAAACTGCGGCCAGAGGACGAGGAGGATGTGGAACTCCTGAGCGTGGACTCGATGGCGATCACAGCCCACCTTATCCTCGCCATCCAGCAACTGACGCAGCGGTTGAAGACTCTGGAAGAGAAAGTTAATTGACTACGGAGATTTATATATGTTGACGAATGAAGAGAGTGCAGCCTTAATGCAAGACATGACTTTCCGGGGGCGCGTGAAAGTATCGGCCTTGAAGTACGCCGACAGCATCATGATCGAGGCAACCACCGTCGCGGCGCACAACACGCGGCTGCGTTGGGCACAGAATACCTTCCAACAACCGGACATCGTTGCGCAGCAACTTCAGAATCCGGTAGTCATGGACTCAGCAGTCCAGACCGCTGGCGCGGAGATCACCGATGCTGCCTTGCAGGGTTCCGTCGAGGCCACCGTGAACAAGATGCTCTAGGGAAGCATCAGGGCTTCGGTTGGGAATCCAGGTAGTCGATCAGAGCGACCCTGACCACGTGCTGCTTGTACGTGTTGTGGTCGAAGACGAATCGGCGCAGTGCCTGGAATTCATCGCGCTCAAGGACCAGCTTCTCTTTTGCTTCCAAGGGGACGATCGGCATAATGCGCAGCCGTTCCAGCATCGCGGCCCGTTTCTTGCCGGTCGCTTTCAGGAACCGCTGCAGGGCCAGGCGCAGCACCGGCTGCTTCTTGAGCCGGCGCTGGTAGCAGAAGTCCCTCAGGCGGTCGGCCAATTCCGGCTCGAGGCGCAGGGTCAGGGCCGGCGCCCAGATCCCCTCAGGTTGACGCTCTGTCGTCATAATCGTCATCGTTTACGTTTGGCGGCAGTCTCCAACTGGTCAAGATATTCAATCAGGGCCTGCCGCATGACGGTCTGCTTGTGCAGCCGATACTCATACACGAATCTCCGCAAGATCTCATCCTGCGCCGGCGAGATCCGCACAGCCTCCTTCATGGGCGTGTGCTCTGGCTGGCTGTCCGCGATGACGCTCCAGCGCTTGCGGACGGAGGCGTCGGTTCGCGCATTCTCGCGGTCGAGCAACATCTCCACGGCATCGCGCAGAATCGGCTGTTTCTTGCGGCGATAGGTAAAAGCGGCGACGCGAAGCCGTTCAGCCAGCTCCGGCTCCAGCCGGACTGTAAAGGTTAGCGCCCACTTCTGGCCTTGACTGTTTTTAGTCATGACTATAAATTATTGATAACAAACGGCTTATGCCAAGATCTAGGCATTCCTGATTATAACCAAATCGTCACTGCCACATTTGTGCACGTTTGATGATAATTTTCCCGGCCTGTCGGCACTGCTCCTTCAGTGACCCTTTCCTCCCACAGTGGGCGTAGTGGACGTACCATTACAGTGCCAGATCCTCATCGTTTGTCTACCTGATTGACACTACTCGGTGGCGGCAGTAGACTCGTCGCGGGGCGCAACCAAGCATAAATTTTGATGCTTTAGTCGGGTGTAAATACTCGTGCGCCCGGCCGGGAGGGGACGTCACGTGTCAAAAAAACAAACTAAGATGAATTTCCATGTAGAGCCGCCGGAAGGCTTAAAGCTAGCAATCAAGCGAATCCAGGCAGATCGGAAACGAAAAGGCATACCATACAAGCTCAACCATATAACGATTGAGGCACTACGCTGGTTTGTGTCTCTATCTCAAACTGAGCTCTGCGATAAATGCGCCAAAGCTCTCGCATCATGCCATCGCACCGCGGATCAGACTGGCGAGCCGGCGAGCATCAAAATGAGTCTGGAACACGAACTGGCTCATTTTTTTTTCGTGCGTGATCAGATGTAACCCGGCTTATTCAGCCCCAATAATCAATGCCAGCCTGACTAATGAGCACCAAATCTGAATGATGCGAATCCCCCGGCGCATCATAGATTTAGCGCTCTCTGCCCTAATTCTGCGCTCGTAACATGGTATTAGTTCGGTACTCTTTTGGTGCTTAAGCGGTGCTAAAACGGTATCAAAATAGTGCCGAAATAGTGGCGCATCCGCTTGATTCTGCATAATTTAGCTTGATTTTTTTCAGATCCCGTTTTATAGTCTTTTTGTCGATACACCCTACTGGTTGAGTGACAGGGCAATGTGGCGCTCACAGCAGGGTTCGGACCGCCTAAACTAGATCCCTATGTCTTAAAGGCGTGTATCCGCCATAACAGGAGAGGTGTGTCTATGGAAACCGTACCGAAGAATATTCGGCTGCCTCGCAGTCTGTGGACCTGGCTCAATGAGGAAGTAGCCGCACGCAAAAAGACGAACGTGACTAATCCGACGTCAGGCGCCGTCATCAGCGAAGCTCTCACCATTGCCTTTCCCAGCGCGAAGCAGGCGTTAGAAAGTGAGTGGGAGCGGAATGGTTCCAGCAGGCCACTGCGACCCGTCAAACGGGCCTAACCCATAACCAATCGATCGCTAGTACTCGGGCCTGCGCCAGTCCGCGCAGACGGAAAGGAGACGTGTGTGTCTACCGATGACAAAGTCTATCTCTGCGACCGCTGCCATGCCGTGCCTGGGGTAAAGGCCGTCCTGTACGACTGGCTCTGCGCGCACTGTGCCGAAGAATGCATTGCCCGGATCGAGCGCGAGAGGTTTAGCCGATATGAGCAAAACTGAAAGCACCGCGGAACTGGCAGTGGCCCGAACGCCGGCCGCGCCTGTCCAGTTGGAGTTATCCAAAGAGCAAATCCAACTGCTCACTGATACGATCGCCAAGGGCGCCAACCGCGACGAACTGAAGCTCTTTGTCGAGGTGTGCCGCCGCAAAAACCTGGACCCGTTCTCCCGGCAGATCCACGCCATCAAACGCTGGGACGGCACTCTCAAGCGCGAGGTCATGACGTACCAGACCGGCATTGACGGTCTTCGCTTGATCGCGGAACGTACCGGCCGCTACGAAGGGCAGGAAGGGCCGTTCTGGTGCGGCCCAGACGGCCGCTGGGCCGACGTCTGGCTCGACAGGGCGCACCCGCCGGCAGCGGCCAAGGTCGGTGTCTTCAGGAAGGGCTTCGCTAAACCGCTCTATGCAGTGGCGCTCTATTCCGAGTATGTGCAGTTCAACAAAGAGGGCAAGCCAAATTCCATGTGGAGCAAGATGCCCGCGGCCATGCTCGGAAAATCTTGCGAGGCATTGGCTTTGCGCAAAACCTTTCCCGAAGAGTTGAGCGGTCTGTACGGCAGCGAAGAAATAGGCCAGGCCGACAACGATCTGCCGCCGGCGCCGCCGGCCGCTGCCACGCCGGCCAGGCCCGCGGACACCATGGAAGATATTCCCATTGCCGTGAAGATGATGTGGGAATCGATGCGCGGCATCAAAGAAGTCTGCAACGTCTTCGCCGAACTCAAGACGCGGTTAATCCAGGTCATGGGCGATGCCGGAACGACTGAATACTATCGAATCCTGCGCGAATCCGGCGTAGCGCATGCCAACGAACTCAAAAGCCAGAAACCCGCCCGGCGGGCATCGTTGGCCATGTGGTCAGCCATCGAGCAGGCCGAAGCACTGCGCCAGCCGGCGCCTGAAACCGCGGAAGAATTCATAGAACCCCGCGAACCCGGCGAAGGGGAATGATTTATGTGGCGAACAGGAAACAAGGTTCCGATCAATGTGTACGATGGCGACCGTCCGGTATGCCAGTGTCAGACTGCCATGGACGCCAAGCTGATCGTAAGGGCTGTTAATAATTTGTTGCTGGACGATTCTGTCGTGGATGCGGAATACCCGGAAGTGGAGCCCGTAGAAGACGACGCGGAGGATGATTAATGTCCTCGCTCACTTTGTACGACATTTCGGACACTCTGGTGGCGCTGCTCGATAGCTATGACATGTGCGAGACGGATGAGCAGCGGATGCAATGCGAGGCCGAGATCCGGCAGACCGTTGAGTTGCAGATCCGCAAAGTGGATGACTTCTGCCGGTTCCTGGCGCACCTCGAGTCGCAGGCGGACCTGGCTGCTAAAGAGATCGAGCGGCTGAAGGCGCGCAAGTCGCGTTTCGAGAATCTGGAGGAGAGACTCGAGCAGTATGCCATCTGGACGCTTCAATCACTGGGTCTGCGCAAGTTGGACGGCAATACCTCGAAGCTGACGCTGCGCACCAATCAGCCAGGCGTGGAAATCGACGACGGGGAACTGGTCCCTCCGCAATTCAAAACGATTAAGCAGGAGATTGTGATCGACAAACGCGGCATCAAAAAGGCGATAGACGCTGGCGCAAACGTGCCAGGCGCGCATCTGCGCGAACCATCGATCTCGTTGCTGCGGAGGTGAGGTATGGACCCGGATGAGGACGGTGGCCCGCTGCACTGTTCGGTCTGCGATTCAGAGCGTCTGGTCGGCGTCGAGGACTTCGGCTCGACGGGCGTGACGTCTCCAGATGGCGGACAGGAGTATCGGCGCTGGGTGGGTTATCGATGTTTGAGTTGTGGAACGGTTGAAGAGATTTGAACCAAGGGGAAAAGTTAGAGAAAAGGAGCAAAACGTATGGGCTTTAAACGAGTAACTGTACCTGTATTTATATGGGTGCCTGAAGGACCACTTGATCCAGGCTTCGGTGTGACGCCGCCAGTGGACCCAGATTGGGGAATCGGCAGCGGTCTGCATCCCAGCCAAGGGCTGCCCGGCGGCGGACACATCAGCGGTGGTCCCATTTACGGTGGTGGGCATCCCAGCACCGGTCCTATCTACGGGGGCGGCTATCCCAGCACCGGTCCTATCTACGGGGGCGGCTATCCCAGTACCGGCCCGATCTACGGCGGCGGCCATCCCAGTCAAGGGCTGCCATGGGTTCCCGCGCACCCCGGCGGCAAACCTCCCGGCATACCAATCCTGCCGCCGCACCCGGACAACGGTCTACCTCCATCTCAACCGCCGCACATCTGGGGCGGCGGCGACTGGGCGATCTTAGATCCTGGATTCGGTAAACCACCGGTCATTGGAGTTTTCCCGCCCGATCCGGGTTATGGCATTCCCGAAACGCCGCCACCAACGGCCGGCATGCCTCTGCCGCCAACAGGAGGAGACTGGGTGCCGACCGATCCCGATTTCGGCGTCCCGGTGCATGGTTGCCCCGGCAAGCCGAAGCCGCCGCGCTGGGCCTGGGTGCCCACGCCGCCGGATTTCAGCAAGCCGGTGCCGCCGGCTGAAGCGCAGCCGAAGTAGGCTCTGACAACTTCAACGGGGAGGGGCTCGAGCCCTCCCCGAATTTTTTGACGGAGAGAGTGATGGAAAACGAAGAGAGCGCGATCGGGCCATTCATCATGGCGGGGCTACAAGGCTGGATATCGCACGGAGTTCAACCTGGCGACTTTTTGCTCTGCATCCTCTGCAACGATCTGCACGGAGCAGTGCGACGCGCCGACGACCAGAATATCCATCTATTACCGGACATCGTGAACTGGCTTCGCGAGAATGCGCCGACCACCTGCTGGGGCTCTCCGGGGGCGGTTCAGCGCTGGAAGCTGACGCGCCGGCGCGAGATCCGTGAACAGGTGAAGGAGGCGTGATGGCAGAGCGGCAAGTAGTCGAAGAAGTGCGGTACACCTTCACGCGTGCTGAACTGCTCGAGTTGGCCGATGAGTTAGCGCGGGCCGCCGGTGATGTCAGCGAAATCGAGGCGCGAAAAAAGGAAGCGACCAGCGCGATCTCCGCGGAACTGAAGAAGGCCAACGGCCGCGTCTTCACGATCGCCGGCAAGATTCGCGATCGCTACGAAATGCGGGAGGTGCAGTGCATTGTCTATTACGGCAGGCCGGCGCCTGGTCAGAAGACGATCCGGCGAAGCGATAACGGCGAAGAGCGGCACGAGCCAATGACTGCCGAAGAGTTGCAGCAGGACCTTGATTTCGGATCATCTACGACGACCGGGCCAGTGAGCCCGACGCAATAGAGGATCAAAATGCACGGGCAAGGAAAAACAACTGTATTGAAGGAGAGCGCATTCCGCGGCATCTTCTGGATGAACCTCGCAGTTCAAAAAAAGTCGAGCTTTCGGTATCACCACTTCGATCTCAACTCGGGATGCGGTTATAACCATGAAGTCGGATGCGAAGGAAGCCCCCTTGTTTTTCTGAATGTGGCCGACGCACAGAGTGTTTCAAACTTCAGCGCACACTTCGTTGACCGGGACCGGGAAGCCATCAAAGAACTGTTGACGAGAATCGAAGGTAGGCCAGGCTGCACCGCATACAACGGGGAGAACCGGGAGTTCGTCAAAGCCATTCCCGATTTGATCCGTCTGGATCATGGAAATCCTGCGAAGGCGCTCGGCACGGTCCTCTGTGATCCGAATGGAATAGATCTCCCCTTGAACGAACTCGCGCAGTTGGCGCGAATCTGCCCTCGCCTAGATTTTGTTATCAACTACCCTGCACGCGTTTGGAAGCGGGCGCGGGGCGCGGGCATTCAATCGGCGCAACTCTATCTGGCCGAACTCCTCCATTCTTTGGATAAGCAGCATTGGATAATTCAGGAACCTCTGGGTTGCGACATACACGAATTCATGATCCTGGTAGGTAGGAATTTCGAATTTAAAAACTGGTCACGGATGCGGTTCCATAAATTGGATTCCCCCAAGGCAGGGGAAATCATCCAACGGAGTTTCAGCCGCAATGAAAGCACCCTTAACCTATTCTGAATATCTCCAACATCCGGTTTTTCGCATCATGCGGCGTATCGCTTTGATGCGGAACAAAGGGATATGCGAAAAATGCCAGAGCCGCCCGTCGGTAGAGCCACATCATATGGACTACCCGGTTCGGGGGGCCTTTGATACTCCCGGTAATATGATCGGAACTTGCCATGAGTGCCATACCAATGAAGAAGCAAAACGACGCCCAGTTAAAGAACGTGCCGCTGAAGTTGCTCCAGGCGCATCCGCAGAATCCGCGGAAGATCGAACGGCGTGACGTCATCGAAGCCATCGCAGCGCAGTTGCGCGAAGCGGGCGAATTCGATCCGGCGCACGCGCTGATCGTTCGGCCATTTGAAAAGGGCTACCAGATTATCAGCGGCCATAATCGAGCCATCGCGGCAGGAGAGGCCGGGCTGAAAGATGTACCGGCGTGGGTGCGTGATCTGGACGATGCAGGCGCTTTCATGCAGTTGATCCTCTCCAATGCACAGAGCGAGTTGCATCCGCTGGAACGTGGCGAACATGCACGGATCGCAATCGATGAAACTGGTATGGCGCTTCGGGCATATGCAGATGAGATCCACATCAATGAAGTTACGGTAAGAAAGTGGAAATACGCTGCGGATGTAGCGGCAGTAGTCCCTAGGGACTACTCAACGCTCCTGCCCTATATGAAGCATCTTTCTGAGATTCACGCTGCGCTGCCCGAAACGTGGCCGAAATGGGTTGAACAACTTCTTGAAGAACAGTGGACCGTTGACGAACTGCGCGATGAATTGAAGCGCCATAAAGCTGAAAAAACCGCGCCGGAAAAGGACCGCTATCTCATCGAGGAGTGGGAATCCCTGAGCGCGAAGTCGCGTCAACAGATTGTCGAACGGACCAGCACCAAAGAGTTTAACGCACAGGATAGCACCAGCATCGAATGGGCGCAGTGGTCGTGGAATCCGGTAACTGGTTGCCTTCACAACTGTCCATACTGCTATGCTCGCGATATCGCGGAGCGATTCTACCCTCAGAAGTTTACGCCCACCTTACTCCCCGCTACACTTAAAGCCCCGGCGAATACCAACGTGCCAGCGCGTGCGGAACATGATCTCGGCTACCGCAATGTCTTCGTCTGCTCGATGGCTGACCTGTTCGGCAAGTGGGTGCCAGCACAATGGATCGAATTGGTGCTGGACCAGGTCCGGGCCAATCCTCAGTGGAATTTTCTCTTCCTGACAAAGTTTCCGATCCGAATGGCCGAATTCGAATATCCACCCAACGCGTGGCTCGGCACTTCAGTTGACCTACAGGCTCGGGTCAAGAATGCGGAGCGTGCCATGGCAAACGTGAAGGCGTCTGTGCGCTGGTTGAGCCTGGAACCATTGATCGAGCCTATCGAGATGAACTGGTCGATCTTTAACTGGATCGTCATCGGTGGCGCTTCGCCCAGTAGTCAAACGCCGGAATGGCGTCCACCTCGCCGCTGGATATGGGACATCACGTTTAATGCACAGGCGGCTGGTTGCGCCGTTTACCACAAGGACAATCTCGCGATGCGTTTGCGCAATTATCCGGGCGCAGTGGAAACGGAGCGCGATCGGGCACCGGGGCCATTTCACTATCTGAAGGTGATTGCATGACCATCACCCTTCGCGATGTCAACGAGATTCAGCGCGCACACGATGTGCTGGTGAGCCTGGTGCTCGACGAGAAGCTGCTGAAGGCGACTGTGGCCGAGGACTCTCGGCACCTCGTCGTCCCCACGCTCAACGTCTTGTGCTGGGTGCTCGGCCACGCGCATAACAACAGATTTGCGGATGACCTGGCGATCCTGGAGCGGCAACTGGACGCGCTAGGCGTGGTGGTGCTCGATCTGGGATCTCTGCATGAAGGAGAAAGACCGCAATGAGCAGGACACGAAGTTGGGCTGATGATTCGTCCATTAGCATCAAGCTTTCGGGCGGCGCGTCGGTCGTGCTGACCTTCAAAGGGAATTTCTTTGACCTGACAACTGGCGAGCGGGATCTGATTGCCAACCTGTCGAACATCATCCAGAAGTACAAAGCGACGGTGACCGACCAACAGTATCCAGAAGTCGGCGAGCCGGCTACGAATCACCAGGAATCATGAGTCAGCCGGCACACGTCGTCTTCGCAGCAATCATGGAACGCGCGAGGCGCACCAACCGCGAGCGCGACCGGCAGGCCGGCTGCGCGGTCCCGCGGGACGGCGGCGCCCGGACGTATCTGGCGGCGGCCATGAGCGCGACCGAATGCGGCCTGCTGGTGGAGGACAGGGATGCGGTCGCCGAAGGCCTGGCCATGCTCGAGGACTTGCAGGAAACATATCTGCCGCGCTGCGCCAAGGACAAGCTGAGGAAGGGACGCTCTGCATAATTATGAAAGGACATCTAAAAGCATGAAGTGCGCCTGCGGCAAGACAATCAGTGGCAACAAGGTAGCATGCCGATCCTGCCTCGACGCGCAGGTAAAGAAGGCGCTCACCGCTCCCGAGCCTACCGGCGTGCTTGAGATCCTCAACGTGGCGGCGGGCGACGTGAAGCTCACGTTCGACAAGGGCAATCCCATCGAGACAATCCGCGCCAAACGCATCGTGGTTGACATGCTGCGGCGAGGATATGCCCTGGTGGTGGAAGTGGAGCGCGGCGGCAAGCGGGCGTATGAGCGGGTCCAGGAGTTCGACGAGAAGAACGGCGAGTACATCATCGCCGACTTCGATCCCGTGATCGCGCAGGAGGCCGACAAGGCAGACGGCGAACTCCCGCCACTTCCTTTGCGCCAGCATGACATCTCCGCGCCCGCCCCTCAGCCGGTCGCCAAGAAAGGCGGCCGGACACGCCTGCCGATGGAGACGACGAAAGCTACCGGCATTGGCCGGTCGGCGGGAGGGTAAACCATGGCATCTTTCACCGATACGATCAGACGCGGCATCCGGCAACCGGGCAGCGTATCGTGGAACGACCTGCACGCTGGGCTCGCACACGAAGCCAAAAAGCGCGGGGAGTGGGCTGGCTTGCCCTTCCCGGTCAAGGGGATGAAGATGACGATCCACCCTTCGTATCCCTTCGCCGACAGCCTCGCCGAAGTTTTCAACCCGGAGCCAGAGTTGCGCGTCTGCAAGAACACGGACGTGGATGAATCGACCACGCTGCGCAATGCCTGGCACTCATATCGGGATGGAAAAGAGCTCAGGGTCTGGCGCGACTCCAAGGGATTCTTCTTCACTCACGGTAGCCGGCAGAACCAGGCGGCTATACTACTCGACACACTGGGCGCCGCTAGGTCATGGGACTTCGAGTCCGAGCTCCGCGCGATGGAGACACTGAAGCGGCACATCACCGACTGGGCGTATCAGTGCTATGTCATGACTGGCTCGTTTCTCGAAACCAGCCCGCGCAGCCAGGTGACTTACATGTTCCGCCGGTTGCGGCCAACACTGGTGCTGACCTCGCGGCCCGACAGAAAGGGCAGGGACATTGGGATGCGCATCCTGTGTGCGCTCTGCATGCATCCAATCGGTTTTTTCGATGACACCTGGGCAGGAGCGCTTGTGCCGACCGACGACGTGCTGGCTCATCTGTTGCTCATGCGGGCGGACGAACATCTGTTGTGGAAGCAGTGCAATCAGCATCCGGCCTGGGCGCCGGAAAGTGGGCTGTAGGCTATGAAACGGACGCTACCCGCTGACAGGTACGCCGGCCAGAACCGCGCCGCGGCCGAAATCATCGCCGCGGATCCGCGGCGCTACCCAGCCGGGTTGATGGCGATGTGGGCGGCAGCGATTCTGGGAGGTTCCCGCATGATAGACTTACCCAATGCCCAAGAACATTCTGGCGGCGCTCATCCTTCGTTGCAACCGCTGCCGGCACGCCTGGCTGCGCCGAATCGCCCACGCGCCCCGCAAGTGCCCCAAATGCAAAACCAAGTTCTGGAACCAGCCGCGGGTGCGCAAGATCAAGCGCAGCCGGCGGGCCAAAGTCCGTGGATAACCCGTGGAAGCAATTCGCGGTTTTTCCCGACGCCGCCAGAAACGAGGCGGCTATGAAGAAGGCTGCAGAGGACGCCGGCGCCAAGTTGACGCGCGGCGATGCCGACGCCATCGTGGAGATCGCACGGCAGCGTGCGGAGCTTCTGCGACGAGTGCAGGAAGCGCTGCTGGCGACCGACGAGCCCACCGCGGTGCGCCTGATGCGGCAGTATTGTGGAATCGATCCTGAAGAGGAAACCAACCCCGATGAGCGCAGCGAAAAGCAGCAGTCCTAGACTCGATGCCATCGGCATCGTACGCGTCAGTGACGCCGGCCAGGAGGATGCCTGGGGCATCCCGCGGCAGAAGACAGCGATCGCCGCGGCCGTCAAGGCCCACAATCTGAATCTGGTCCGCACCGTCGTCATCACGGACGTCTCCGGCCGGCATGCCGAAGCCGACCCGGATTTCCAAAAGATCTTCGCGGACCTGAAGAAGGGCATGCACGTCGTGCTCGCCGAACAATCGCGCCTGTTCCGTCCAGGCACCTTTCGGGATTACGGCATCCTGGAACACTTCCGAATTCCGGGGGCGCTGATCTTCACGCCGACGGCGCGGATCGATGTGCGCACGCGCGAGGGCCGGCAGAGCGTGCTGCTCAACGGCATGATGTCGGGTGAGGAACTGCATACGCTGCACGATCGCTGCTGCGGCGCGAAGCAGGAGATTCGCGAGGCCGGTCTGCATCCCGGCGGCAACCAGATTCTGCCGCGCGGCGTGAAGTTCATTCGGGTTCGCGACGAGAACGGCAAAATCACCGAAGAACTGTGGAAGCACGACGGCGTCGATTCCGAGCGCATGCGGATCGCCTATCGTCTGCTCATCCAAGAGGACCTGCCATACACTCACATCGCCGAGAAGATCGGCGGCGGCTGGTGGAGCGGCAGCGTGAAGGCCTCGTTCATGAACCCGATCTGGAAGGGCTACCGGCTCTACAAATACGAAGCCAAGGGCGAAGAATTCATCCCGAAGAACGCGAAGCCTGACAAAAACGGCAAGATCAAACCGCGGCGCAAAATGACGTTGAAGCCCGCACCGGAACTGGTGAAGATCGACCTGCCCGGCATCGTGACCGACGAAGAATGGGCGCGCGCGCAGGAGATCATCGCGCAGCGCGAGACAAAGCATCGCAAATTGAAGGTCAAGAACTACAAGCGTCCGCGGCACCTGGCGAACGGCATTGGCTACTGTGTCTGCGGCCAGGCGCTCTACGGCCGCTACGGCAGCCGCGGGCCGCACCTCGACGTGTATGCCTGCAAGACGCAGTTCAAGGGCGGCGCCGGCTGCGGCATGAAGAAAGTGAAGCGGACGGAAATGGACGCCGCCATTGAAACCATGATCACGGTCAACCTGCTGACGGCCAACTACGTGATCGAGACGGTGGAGCTCGTCGCCGAACCCGCGGCGGCGGATCCTGGCCGGGCCCAGCGGGAAGCCGCGCTTGCCGCGGTTCGGAAGGCGCGCGCGAACCTGCTGGACCTGCGACTGACGGGCGACATCACCAAAGAGCGCTTCGTCGCCCGCGACCGGGAACTGGAGACGGAAGAGCGGTCGCTGCAGACGCTGCTGCCGATGCCGAAACCGAAGGCGAAGCCAGTGGACCTCGGGGCACAGATTGCGCAGGTGTTTGCCGAGTTCGCCTTCCTGTCGTTTCCGAAGAAGCGGAGCCTATTGCATCGCGCGGTCAAGGAAATTATGCTGGACGGGCGTACTATCCCATCAGTGACGTTGAGGGGAGGCTTTTTGGACGGAGTCAATAGCTCGTTGCGTTCAACAACGCAATCACCTATTGACTCCCTGTCCGACGTCGTCATCCGTTTCCCCAAACCCATTGAAATTCAACGGACTTACGTAGACGGCCGCAGCGCCGGCAAGCGGTGGTCCGCATGAGCGACGCTACGGACTTTACCAATCTGGTCGAGCAGCATCGTGCGCAGGCGTTGAGTGTTGCAAACGCAGTCCTTCACCATTCCGACCTGGCGCATGACGTCGTGGCGGATGCACTGTTGCTGGCCTGGATACACAGAACTCAATTCCGCGGCGATGGACCGTTCGTGGGGTGGTTCATGCGCATTGTAAAGAATCGCGCGCTGGAGTGGCGAAGGAAACAGATGTGCATGCCACCAACAGCCCAATTAGATGCCGAATTACCACTCTGGCAATTGGGTTCGGGCCGCAACATCGAAAAGGCACTGATCGCGCGTGAACGGAATGCGCAGGTGCGGTCCACGGTGCGGCGGATACCGCCATTGCTCAGGACGCCAATCCGCCTGCTTTACTGGGAAGGTCTTGGATACGATGCGGCAGCGGAGCGCCTTGAGATTTCGCGCGACGCTTTCAGTTCGCGGCTGACCCGCAGCAAGAGAATGTTTCGGGAGAAATGGCTGGGGGTCGCATGAGCGACCCTCGCATCGGCCATCCGCCGGACCCTCCCTGCTGGCACAAGCACATCGATCCTGACGGCATCTGCCTCGACTGCGGGAAGCGGGCGGCGATCGCCAACCTGTCAGCCACCAGGATCAGCGGTCCGCACCTCACCGTCTCGATGCCGCCGCCCGTGCGCTCCGTCCTCTACATCCACAACCTGGTGAAGCTCGAATCCCCCGACCCGCCGCCGAACTCCTGGTGGCGGTTCTGCCATTGGGCCCTGCTGGGCTGGCGTTGGGAGAAACTGCTATGACCTCGCCACGGCTGTCCACATCTGCGCGTGTCGAGTTGATTCGCGCCGCCATTTTTCACGTGAAACAGAGCCAGGATCGTTTCCGCCAGGTGAACCTTGGCGGGGACACCTTTCTCATCGAGGCCGCACGGGCTTCGTTGATAGCAGCGGCCGGCGAATTCGGCTGGCAGTGGGAAAACGTCGAGGCCGTGCTCGATGCGTTGGCGCCTGATCTGCATTTCCCAGAGGTTGGTGAGAAGTGAAAGCTCAGGGACCACCTTGCACGGTCTGCGGCAAGCGCGTGAGTAGGGCGGTCACCCGTTGCCCTTGGTGTCACTCGGTTCTTTGCCTGAATTGTCAGTGCCCAAAGCGCTGTTGGGAGCAAGGTCGGTTTGTCGAAACCGCAGACGGTATCCGCGCCGTGCTCGATGCGCTGGCCCCGGAGGAGAAGCCATGATGCGGACCAAGTGCGGCTGCGAGTGGCCGGATACCTGTGGCGGCGCCGGCCAACTGCATTGCGATGGCTGCGGCGGCGATATCTGCGTATGTATCTGCGGCGGTGAGATGGCCTGTGTTGGCTGCGCTGACTGCGAATCTGACGAACCAGTGGATGAGGAGTTTTATGGCTACGAACAAAATCACGCTCGATAAATTGCGCGAGTTGAAAGAGGACTGGGACGGCGAAGGCTCAATACCGCCGACTGAAGAGGCCATCGCACTCGCTGAACGGACCATTAACTCGCAGCCGGCAGTAGTGCCGTGCCGCGGCGGTGGCGTGCAGATCGAATGGCCCAACGGGGCAGAGATCGGCATCACGCCGCAAGGCACGTTTGAACTGGAGTGATGGTCGTGGCTTGGAGAGTTGGCCGTAAGGTTCCGATCAACGTGTATGACGGCGATCGGCCCGTGTGCCAGTGCCACAACGAGGAAGACGCCGCTCGCATCGTTATAGCGGTCAACGCAATAAGCGTCACCGGGACGTGCTACGCACGTCTTCCAAACGGATGGTGCGCCCTTCCTTCGGGCCATGAGGGGGAGCACAAGTACGGAACTGGGGACTGACCATGCACGGCACCCGTGTCCAGTACAAAGATGCGCCAGCGGATGGACTCACGGTGCGCCTGATCCAGACCTGGCGCCGCGGCGATATCGATCACGCCGTCATGAGCGCGAGCTCGGGCCCGAAGGATTACGTGAAGAACGTCATCTTCGCGCTTTTCGAAGCCAACTCGCGAATCGATACCGTCCTGATGGTGCGTGCATCGGGACCGCCGTTTCTGCTGGTGCGCGCCGGCCGCAGTTATTTCGACATGAGTAACAAGGAGGTCGAAGGGGTGGAGGAGTTATGCGCCAGTTCCGTGTGATCGCCGAAATCCAGATCGTCCACTTCATCGAGCACTATCACGCGCGACTACTCGCCTGGCGCGGCGACCACTGGGCCCTCGTCGGCGTTTTCCAGTTCCATCCCGCGGACTGGGCGGCCTTTCAGGACATCTGCGCCAACGAAGATATCGAGATCTCTTATGAACCAACAGCACGGGCCGCGGTTCCGGCTGAAGCCGCCGCCGCGTCTGAATGAGAACGACGTCGAACGGGCTTGCCTCGATCTGCTGCGGCTCCGCGGGTATTACGTGGCGCGGCTGCACGCCGGCACCTTCAAGTCGCCCGATGGGTGCCGCTGGATCAAAGGCGTCGAGAAGGGTACGCCCGATTACGCCACGGTTCACGAACGCTTTCCCGGTTTTCTGCTCGAGGTGAAGCGGCCCGGCGCCGACGCCTCGCCGGAACAGAAGCAAAAGATCATGGAAATCCGCCTGGGTTACCATCTCGCGATCGCGGTGGTTGACACCGTCGATGCGCTGGACGCCTGGCTCAGGCAACACGAAGCCCGCAAATAAACCGGCGCACCCCCCTTTGGATAAGAGTGCGCCAGAAAGGTGATCCTTCGATGTATCAACACCATCGTACCCCTTTTTCCACAACTGTGGAAAACGATCCAGTAACAGTACCAACAATTTCAGCGGAGGTGCAGTAGCCATGGCGACCAGCACTTTCCCCTTCGCCTGCGTCCCGGATGCGGCCATTTGGAAATTGGGTATCAGTTCCCATGCAAAGGTACTTTTTAACGCCTTGCTCGCCTGCCGCAACCGGAGGACGAAAATCTGCAACATCAGCCTCAAAAAATTGGTTGAGCGGTTAGGGATAAGCCTGAGCACGATCCGGCGGGCACTCAATCAACTGCGTCGGGCGGGCATGGTAATCGTCCGTCGGAGCCTCTTCGGAAACCGCTACGAGATAGCCACTCCCGACAAGTGGGGGCCAACTATGTCGCGTCACGAGTGTGCGCTCACGGATGGACAATGCGCAACGCTCACGGATGAGCGCACGCAGCGCTCACGGGTGAGCGCACAAGAACCAGATGTATTAGAACCAGAAGAGCAGGGGGCGGCCTTGTTGTTGTTGTCTGCTGACAGAGAAGAAGCAACAACAACAACACCTGCGGCTGGTGGTGCCCAGCCGGAAACCCCAACGCCTCCGGCCCCGGTCATAGCCCCGGCTGTTACGCCGTTGTTAGCTCAAGGCGGGCGCGAACCGAACAACGGGGTAACAGAGGGTTCTGGTTCATTGAACGAGAGCCCTGTCGTCCACAAATCCGCGGAAGAAGAAGCTGAGAAGCTCGTCACCGAACTCCTGCCCTATCACCCGTGGAAGGGGAATCGCCCTTGGGCTGTCAAGGCCATCGCCAAGGTCCTGGACCAGGATCCCGGCGCCGCCGATCAGATCCGCCGCAGCCATATCGCCATGCGTCCGCACTGGGAAATTGAGCAGAGCCTGAGCCCTGGCAAATTCCGACCGCCCTTAGGGCAATGGATCGAGGAAGGCAACTGGAAGGCAGAAGCGGCTCCGCCGGCCGAACGCAAGGACATCAAACGCGAGACGTGGCAGGAGCAGCGCCGGCGGGAGCAGAAAGAATCGGACGAACAGTTTTACCGCATGTACGCGGAACGGGAGATGTGGGATGCGCTGCGGGAATACGGTGGCGACGAGTTAGTGGAGGCCTGGCGTGAAAAGATCAAAACCGAACAGGCAGCTTGATGAGCCGTTCTATGACGGCCAGATTGAGCGGATGAGCAGTTTGGCAAAGTTTCCGCACTTACCCGCCGGCAAGCAGGAGATCCGGCGGGCGCTTCGCCGGATTTCCGAAACCGATGGAGATTTCATCACCCATCTGATCAGCGACGTGGTCGATACCGCGACCGCCTGCCCCACGCCGGCAGAGTTGATTCAACGCGCAGGCGCCAAACGTCATAGCGCTCACGCAAGTGTAGGCAACGCCGATTGCGAACTGTGTCACGGTTCCGGTTTCGTGACGATTGTTCGCAAAGTGGCCTTGCCGGGACTCGCGCCCTACGAATCGGAGTTCGCCGCAGCCTGCACATGTCGCGGAGGCAAGTAAGGCTATGACCTTCGCCTACTGCTGGCATCGGCCCGGCCGCCGCATCCGCGCAGAAGTTTTCGCCTGCCGCTACTGCGGAGTCGCGATCGAAGAATGTCCCGGCGTGGCCTGGCGCAATAGTTGTGTTGGCGGCGCCCTGTGCCCCTGCGAAGGCTCTGGCTGGGTGGCGATCGTGCGCAGTAAACGGTGCGCTTTCGCGCAGGCTATCTCTTCGGAGGCGGTGATGGAGGCGGCGGCGGTGGACGAGGCGGCGGTGGGATCGGCTTCGGCATCGGAGGCCAGTCGCCCTTGAACTCATCTGGAAGGCTCATGCGCGACCGTACTCAGCCAATAGCACCCAGTCTTCCCACTTCGCCATCAGTTTCTCGTCGAAAGGGGCGCCCGTGCCTATTTCCGATACATCGGCGCCGCGGCGTTGCAATTCCTCAAACGTCTTTTCGGCTTCGTCTTCGTACCAGTGAACCCAGAGCCGATGATAGTCGGCGTCCAGCTGATTCCATTCATGGTGCAACTTCGCCATTTGCGGAGCAGCCTTGTCAAGGCCAACGGCCATGGAGTAGGCAGTCAGGATCGCGGCGAGGACTGCAGACGTCGATGTCACCCAAACCGGCATTCTCGCCAGGGCTGTGGCGGCTGCTCCAGAGGAGAGAACGAACGAGAGCCCGGTTATTAGCTGCTTGCGGGCCGTATAACGCGCCGCCAGATTGCCGAAGTACAGCGACCGCACACGGGCCGAGAGCATCTTTTCCCAAACCCGATTTGTTTGCTCTTCTGTCAACATGCGAGGCGCCGCACTACTATTTTAACGGTTTCTTGACACCGACAGAGCCAAATGATATTCGTACTCTGACCACTAGGAATCATGATGACAATTCTGATCCAGACGGTACAAGTCGCCGGCGAGGGCGCTTACAAGGCCGGCCTGTCCGTGCTTGGTGAGTACGACGCCGCGGACCTGCAGCTTCATACAACAGTGGGCGGCAAACGATATCCCACGGAGCAGGAAGCGGCCGGCGCTGCCCTGGCGGCCGCCATCCGGCAGTCCGATACTGAAACCCACGTCCGCCGGTATTTGGAGCAAGCACGAAAATGACAGCAGCCGAAACCGCCCTTTACACTAAAGTCGTAGTCAACCAGGAACGAGGCACCTGTCTGCTGTGCGTCCAGCCGCTGGCAGCGGGTGACCTCTGCTTCCTGGTGCCATCGAACTGCGGCGAAACCAAAAAGATGGAGGACGGTAAGCCCTATCGGGGCGTGCTCATGCACCGGCGCTGCGTGGCGCGCGTGCCATGATTAGCAGCCGCACCGAAAAAGGTTGTCTGGCGCCAGACAACCCAAAAAGGAAAGAAGTCACCGCGCGGCTTGAATCGGACTTGTACGAGCAACTCAGGGTGGCGGCATTCAGGTTGCGGATCTCTCAAAATCAGGCAATTATCGAAGCTCTGAGAATATGGTTGAGGAAGATCAAGGCATGAGCGCGCCCGACTACTGGATGGATGAAACCGGCGGCAAGCTGCGCCCGGCCGTGGCGCGGTATCTCAATGGCGCCGATCTTTCCGCTGACGACATCGCGCTGATCGCGGCATACCTGCGCCAGTGGATCGATTCCCCGGTCTGGGATGATAACCCGCACCTTCAGGATTCCGGCCGCGCTGAACTGGCGTGGTTGCGCAAAGGAGTTCGCCAGTTGAACACCCGGCGAGGTATCGAAGTCTGGATCACGCTGGCTGTGGATTTCGGAGTGGACCCGTTATGATCATTCGCGTTGTCATCCGCGGATATGCTGCGGGCAAGGTCCAGTTTGAAGATCGCGTCCTGATCGCCGATACCGACCTCGAGAAACTGTTGCCGGATGTCGCGGAGCGGCATGCCAAAGCGATGGCCGAACATCGGCTGCACTACATCGAGTTTGAATTCCTGGACGAGCCCGATCCCAACCAGCGCTTCTTCCGTTTCGGCACCGATCCATCGGGCATGGTGATGCCGATCGAAGTGGACCTGTGAACGTGCTGCCCGCGCCGATCGGCTACTGGCCGGCGCACCGGCCCGCGTTCCATCAGAATGGACGTGTCATGAGCGTCTACGAATTCGTGATTGCCCGATCTTTCCGCATTCTCGAGCAGAAGGATCCAGGTTCGCTCACCAAGCAAGAGCAGCGGCTGTTGGAAGCGCTGGCGCCGATCATCGCGGGTTACCGGCAACGCGAGAGTTCGGACGCATGAGCGGAGGCTGACGATGGATCTAAGACACTGTTTGCAGATTATCGTCGCTTGTGATTTTCCCGGATGTAAGAGTCTGTTTAGCTTTACTGGTTCTCGTTGGGAAACTCCATACGAAGCCAGAAGCCGCGGCTGGCGAGTAGGGGAGAATCGGCGAGGCGCAGTCGCCCGCATCTACTGTCCACAGCATCGGACTAAGGAACAACGCCACGAGCCGCGGAAACCGCACAAGAAAAAGCGTACGTCCAAGTGGGATTCTCTTTTGTCAGCGCTCCTCCAGGCCAGAGCTACCGGCTCCTCATTTCAAGAGATCGCTGATCAACATGGAGTCTCAAGGCAGTACATACATCAAGTGCTGAAGCGGGGGAAGGAGCCTTGAGCGTTTCCCCCCTTGTCAGGATTCCGGGCTTGCCTTACAATCAGGTGTCTCGCGGTCGTGCGGATTTGCCCCTGTGCATCGCGAGGCTGTGTTTCGCGGTGGCCTTCTACCACCGGAGGTCGCCGCGACGTTCCCGCCCCAAATTCCCTGCCAAAATCCCCAGATCCGCCGCAACACCATCCGCAAGCACGCCCAGGAGATCCCCCGCTCCGGGTCCCGCCTTCAACTCGCGGCCGTAAATGCCATCACCTGGTAGACGGCGACCCCGCGCGCGACGTCCACGTGGTCGAAGGCCAGGTTGAAGCGGATCATCGGGCTCTTCGCGCATGCGCGGCTGGTGAGGTCCAGTGCCGCTGGCAATTCCTGCCCCGGCGCGCTGACCTCAAAGCGATGGAGTTTCCCGGCATGCGTGAATTCGGCCTGCATTCGAAATCCTCCCGTTTTTGGCCTGTACGGCGCGCTAGGTTCGTCCGGCCGGCGACCCGCGCCCTTACCGCGGCGAACACTCCGCAGCGTCCGCTGCTCCGGCGCCGGCACGACCGGCAGGCCATCTGGCAACGATCATTCTACCTTGCGAAACCTAGCGGCTTTTTGAGAGCCAGTCCCAGACCCACTTGTGCATATATCCCGTATAGGAGGATTCGGAGAATTCGCTCAGGAAAAAACTGTCGGCTGGAAGTATTCCCGGACAGTTGTGAATTCGGTCTCGCCAGATGCTCAATTCAGTGGTCGAATACAACAACCAACAATGGTTCTCGTATCGCAGCCAGTCTATTGAGCTTCCGAAGACCTTCTCAAGTTCCGCAATGGGGGCTACTCCCGTAAAGTTAAAGCCGACATGTATAAAGCGCGGTGATGCCATTTATTGATCCACCGCCTCAGGCGGATTTGGGTCTGGTGGTTTCCCTGCTGGATCAGGGATGACAGGGGAGTCCTTCGGGGCTTCGATTGATTTGGCAGCGAGGACTTGATGCTGGAGAGCGAGCATCTCAGCCCCCTCAAGCATCGCCTCTGCTGGGTGCGCGTCCGCAAATCGAAAGTTGAGAAATGCAATCACAAGAATTAGCGCGAGCGCGCAAACCCCGAAAATCCATGCGTCTTTTGCATCAGCCCTCCACGCCATGAAGCCAAGCACAATGGCGCCAACGACGCCCAATAAGGTTTGTTTCCCCACGACGCCTCCAAACTTTATCTTCTGTAAGGATTTTGTCAACCCGAGCTGCGAAAGAAGCTTCTGAAGTGGCGGAAGGTCTGGCACTGTTCCTTTCACGGTTCTATATGTCTTTCCATGCTCTCGTGGCGAGCGCGCGCCCTCATTTACTCCGATCAGCTTCCATACCTTCACGCAGCATCGAATTGATGCGGCTCTGATATCCATCGCCTTTGGATTTCAGCCAGGCGAGGACGTCATTGTCGATGCGCAAGCTGATCGAAGTCTTGATCGGCCGGTAAAATTTCCCGACTGTCGCCTTCGCCCATTCATCCGCCGATAGCTGCGGTACATCGCCATGATCTAGGCTCTGGTCTCTCCGTTCGTACAGTTTGCGCGTCTTCGCGCTGATCTTAATCGTTCTGGTCTTCATGGATGCTTTTCTCATAGGCCCAAACGAATCGCATACTGTGCCTATCCAGAATTTTATATACGCCTGTGCATATACGCAATAGCAGCGGGTATAACTGACGTCGACAGCACCGCCGGCGGCCGCACAGCCGTGCGGTAATCTGTTCCCCATGGAGCGGGCAATGCACTTACTATTGGCTCTCGAGGTTGGGGTTCCACTCCGTGTTCATGAGATCAAGAGCCGCAACGGCCCTTCGGATTTCGACTTGCGGCGCTGCCGGGAATTCGCGCCCGTCCTCGGCGCGAAAGGGGATATCTTGCAGTACACTTCAAAGAAAAAGGGAGAGACTGCGGACATGATGGCACAGTTGATCGATGCCATTGCGGTGCTTGCCTGCATGCCTGGCGGCGTCACTTTCCTGGGTCAGCATTGGGAGGCGTAGCGTGGATGCGGAGCATATTTACTCCATCGCCGAGCATGCAGTGAGCGTCGTCATGAGGCGAGGGAATTCATGGTGGCCGCCCGATCGCGAGGACGCTCGCCAGGAGGCAGCGCTGGCGATTCTGCTCGCTTCAAGGCGCGGGCTCGACAAGGATCGTGGCTACTACTTCGGCGCGGCGAGGAAGGGCGTGTGCATGTGGATTCGAGCATGGCTGCGTCCGAGCCGGGATACATTCCCGCTATGTGCCAAGGTTGACGAACTCTTTGCGGCTAAGACAAGTATGGCGGACGCGATCTTACGCAATCTGGACTCGCTTGCTCCTTTACTGCGCGGGCAGGAAGTCAAGAAGCGCAAGATCGCAGAGGCTGAGATCGCTGTGGAGGTGGAGTACTGCCGCCTGATGCTCAAGGGTTACGAGGTCCAAGAGGCCGGCGCGATACTGGGGCGCACCAGGCGAAACGCGTATGCGCTCCGGGAGCGCGTTGTTCCCAAGCTGCGGAGGATTGCCGATGGCAAGCGCCCCGAGGCTCGATACGCGAAGCCGGGACCGACGTCGATTGCCGCGCTGCGACGAGTCTCACAGGACCCGGAAGCATTGCGCCGGCGCAACGCAGCTATCAGTGCGGCCAAGCGTCAGCGTCCGCGCACAGACTCGAGCCCGTGTCAAATTCTTGGGGGATAAACCGTAACCAACTGATTCTAATAGGACGGTGCTTGGCGTACCCTGACGACCGGGCTGGGTTGCCTGGGGTTGTACCGCATCTTGCTCATTCTGAAGGAGTTACGGGTCCTTCCGCGGATTTCACCCTCAGCGGGCTCGCCGCCTGCACCTGTGCGATAGGGTCTGACACAGGTAAGTTTTGTAGTTTCAATAGGTTAGTGGCTTGGTGGCAGATTTTCTGGAGGTTTGTGGCTGAAGCGCCACGGTGGAGGGACGGGAGCGCCAGAC